AAGCCAATACAATGTTCTCTGGTGTTGGTTCTGCTAACAACCCATACGGTTTCCGTGGTACAACTGCAACCGACACAGGTACAAATCCTATAGTATCAGCAACTTTAGCTGCTAACAGCTATACAACTGGTATTGGCATGCCAACAGCTACTGCTGAGTTCCTTGGTTCGGACAACAATGCAGCATTCCAACAGATGGCCTTCTCTATCGAGAAAGTAACTGTAACTGCTCAAAGCCGTGCATTGAAAGCTGAGTACTCTTTAGAACTTGCACAAGACTTGAAAGCAATTCATGGTCTTGATGCTGAAACAGAATTGTCTAACATTCTGTCTACAGAAGTTCTCGCTGAAATTAACCGTGAAGTTATCCGTACAATCTACACCGTTGCCGTTCCAGGTGCTCAGTTTGGTACAACAACAGCAGGTTTCTTTGACTTAGATACAGACTCTAACGGCCGTTGGTCAGTTGAGCGTTTCAAAGGTCTAATTTTCCAAATCGAGCGTGATGCTAACGTAATTGCTAAGCAGACTCGCCGTGGAAAAGGTAATGTGTTAATCGTTTCTTCTGATGTTGCTTCTGCTATGGCAATGGCTGGTGTATTGCAATATACTCCTGCTCTCCAAGCTGACTTGCAAGTAGATGACACAGGCAACACATTTGCTGGTTTGTTACACGGTCGTATCAAGGTTTATATTGACCCATACTTCGGTGGATACACAAGCAATCAAGAACTTGTAACTGTCGGTTACAAAGGTTCTAGCCCATACGATGCTGGTTTGTTCTATTGCCCATACGTTCCATTACAGATGGTTCGTGCTATTGACCAGCAAACATTCCAACCAAAGATTGGCTTCAAGACTCGTTACGGAATGGTTGCAAACCCATTCGCAGAAGGACTTGGAGTTGGTTCGGGTGGATTGAATGCTCGTACAAACCGGTATTACAGAATTTTTGGTGTCAAAAATTTAATGTGATAACCTATTGATTTTATTAGGTTTTTTATTAAACCAACAATAAGATTGGTAATTAAAACAGGAACTTCGGTTCCTGTTTTTTTATGCCTAAATACATATAATTCTTTACTATTTTAACATTATGCAAACCACATATCTATACATCAAACAACATTCCGTTACTGGTCTAAAATACTTCGGTAAAACTACCAAAAACGATCCAGTGAAATATCTTGGTTCTGGCATACATTGGAAACGACACATCAAGAAACATGGTATAGAACATGTAAAGACTTTATGGTATCAATCATTTGATAGTGAAGAATCTTTAGTGGAATATGCCACCAAATTCTCACAACAAAACAATATAGTTGAATCTAAAGAGTGGGCCAATCTTAAAGGTGAGAATGGATTAGATGGTGGTTTTGATAAGGGTTGGTGGTCTGAAAAACAAAAGGATCACATTAGTCAATTGCAAAAAGAACGGTGGGCTAATGGCGTATATGATCGAGAAAAACTTCGACTTTCTCGTATAGGTTTTAAACAACCAGAATCACAGAAACAAAAGGTTGCAGACAAGTTATCCAAAGAATGGTCTGTCACCAGTCCAACAGGTGAACATATAGTTATTAAAAATCTTCAAAAATTTTGTCGAGATAATGGATTGGACCAAGGTAACTTATCTCGTGGTTCATACAAAGGTTGGAAAGCTGTTAAAATTACAACCTAAATAGATGTATATCAAAACAGAGAAATAATATGACCGTATTATCCAGAACACCTCAGAATATTAATCTATTACAACCAACCAAGTATCTGTTAACCTTCAACAGAGCAGGTTCAGTACCATACTTCTGCCAGTCTGTAAACATACCAGGAGTAAGTATAGGACAGGCCCCATTGAACTTTCCAAGTCTAACTGTATACTCACCTGGTAACCAGTTAACTTACAATAATTTGAATGTGGTGTTCTTAGTAGACGAAGCACTGGAATCATGGCAAGGTATATACAATTGGTTTCGCTCATTTGCATCACCAGATGGTACAGATGAAAGAAACTTAAAAACACAAATGCAAAACCAGTATGTAAGTCCATCAAACCAAAACAAATCAAAGTTGGTTTATGCAGATGCCACTTTAACCATTTTGAATAATTTGAATAACCCTGTGGTTCGTGTTGAATTTACCAATGTGTTTCCTGTTTCATTATCTGATATTGATTTTGATACCAAGTTATCCGCAGATGATATTATTACGGCAGATGCCACTTTTGTTTATGACCAGTTTAAATTTGTACCAGTTTAATTAACATTAATTCTTGCCATGTAACATAAATTGTGTTATGATGTAAAATTGGTGTTAGACTATTGAAAATATTATGGAAAATCTAGAACAAGTATTAAAACATTGGGAAAAAGATGCGGCAATGGACCAGACAGAACCTGGTAAAGAACTCATTCGCATACCCACACTACACAACAAATACCTCTCTATTCTTACAAAACATAAGATTGCCTCTAAGAAGGCACACTTTGATTATCTACGCATGAGAAAAATCAGGTTAGATTACTATGCTGGAAGGTTAAGCAAAGAAGAGCTGGAAGAATATGAATGGGAACCTTTTGAGTTTGTATTAAAATCGGACATTAATGCCTATCTTGAAGCTGATGCACACTTAATTAAGTTACTTGAAAAGAAGGTGTACCATGAAGAAGTGGTTTCGGTTTTAGAATCCATCATGGGTGAGTTAAAGAATCGGCATTGGGAGTTAAAGTCATTTATTGATTGGGAGAGATTCATTGGCGGACAATGATGGTCAAATAAGATTCTTTATAAATACTCCAAAAAGGAGTAAACATGGAAGATATATTTGAAGGCCTTAAAGATGTTAAGTTTGATGAAATTCAAAATAAAGAATTTATGGCATATAAAGAGATGTGTGCAATTGGCGCACAAACAAGAAACGCCACGATAATTGAATGTCCTCATTGTAAGGTTGTTGGTAATGAACCAAACATGTTGCGGTGGCATTTTGATAACTGTGAAACGGTTTTAAGGTGTTGTGAACAATGTGGAAATACAATACCACGACAAGGAATAAAACCATTTCTTTATGATGTTAAAAAGTACTGTGACAGAAAATGTTATATGGAAAGCAAAAAAGGTAAACCTCCTATTGTTATGACCTGTGAGGTTAAAGAAAAAATATCCAAGACTGCTTTAGGTCAAAGCGAAGAAAGAAGTAAACGAATTAAAATGAATAAACCATGGGAAGCAAGATGGAAGAAAAAGACCTAATTATATCCAAATCTGATGAGGTCTATGCTAAAATACAATGTGAAAAATCCATTGCCAAAGAACTGCATGAATTTTTTTCTTTTATGGTTCCTGGTCATCAGTTTGTACCAGCTTATAGGAATAAAATATGGAATGGTAAAATTTATCTTTATCATCTAAACACCTCACAAATATATCGAGGATTATTGCCTTACATTGAACAGTTCTGTGAATCAAGAGAATATACATTTGAATATGAAGATGGTTTAGATATACAAGATGAGTATTCAGTCTATCATGCCAAAAAGTTTATTGGTGAATTAAACATACATGCTCGTGGTGAACCCATTGAGGTAAGAGAACACCAGATAGAGGCATACATTCATGCCATGCAAAAACGAAGAAGTTTGTTATTGTCTCCAACGGCTTCAGGCAAATCACTAATCATTTATTTAATATTTCAGCAGTTATACAAATACCAAAATCTTAAAGGTTTGGTTATTGTTCCAACCACTTCATTGGTTGAACAGTTATACTCAGACTTTGCAGATTATAATAACGAAAATATGGAGCCAGTTCTTCATAGAATCTATCAGGGTAAAGAAAAAGACACAGACAAACCGTTGACAATATCCACTTGGCAGTCATTGTATAAACTTCCAAAAGAATATTTTGAACAGTTTGATTATATTATAGGTGACGAAGCACATCTATTCAAAGCTCAATCTCTTACCACCATACTTACATCCTGTGTTAATGCTAAATATAGGATAGGTCTTACAGGCACTCTAGATGGTACCAAAACACATAAACTGGTACTAGAAGGTTTGTTTGGTCCAGTTAAAAAAGTAATAACCACAAGAGAGTTAATCGACAAACAACAGGTATCCGATTTCGAAATTAAATGCCTAATACTTAAACACGATGACGATGTGTGTTTAAGAATGAAAGATTCGACTTACCAAGAAGAAATACAGTATCTCATTTCAAACGAAAATCGAAACAAATTCATTAAAAATCTTGCGGTTAGCTTAGGTAATAATACCTTAATATTGTATCAAATGGTTGACAAACATGGTCAAATCCTGTATGATATGATTAGAAACACCAAAAACATTGGTGATAGAAAAGTATTCTTTATTCACGGTGGTACTGATGTTACAGATAGAGAAGAAGTTAGACGGATTATGGAGATTGAAAACAATGCGATTGTTGTGGCTTCTTTTGGCACCTTTAGTACTGGTATTAACATTAGAAACTTGCACAACATTATATTCGCAAGTCCATCAAAGTCTAGGGTACGGAACTTACAATCAATCGGTAGAGGATTACGACAGAGTGAAGGAAAAGAAAAAGCCACGCTCTACGACATTGCGGATGATTTGAGATACAAGAAACATATGAATTTTACACTTCGTCATTTTATTGAACGCACCAAAATTTACAATGAAGAGCAGTTTGTTTATAAAACTTATAAAATAGGACTCAAGAAATGAACGGCATAGTAAAGATAGTTCGGCTAAAAACCGGAGAAGATGTAATTGGTTGTTTTTCGAAAACTCCAATCGATGAGATTGTGATTGAAGAACCAATGTCAGTATACATTAATAACAGAGGATCTCAAGCTGGATTAGTAATGAATCATTGGTTGCCAGTACAATTGATTAAGAAGAATGAGATCACAATCAAATCTTGTGATGTGCTTACAATGTTTGAACCTAATCCAGAATTTGAAGAATACTATTTAAATACTGTGGAAAAGATTAAGTCTTTGATGAAGGCAAAAGAATTCTCTGATGAGATGACCGATGAAGAAATTGAAGATATTATGGATGCATTAGAAGATTCAGAAGGACAGGTATTACATTGATTAATATTAACATCAAAGGGGGACACCGAGAACTATACACGATGGCAAGCCCTTTGTCAACAACTTTTTATGGTATACTTTATGGCTAAGCAAAAACATTACATTAATAACGAAGCTTTCTTAAAATCCTTGATAGATTACAAAGAGGCTTGTAAACTGGCAAAGAAACAAAATAAATCTCCTCCAGCCATTCCAAACTATATTGGTGAATGTTTTATGAAGATTGCAGAAGGTCTTTCACATAAGCCAAACTTCATTAACTACACTTATCGTGATGAAATGATGTCAGATGGTATTGAAAACTGTCTAATGTACTTTGACAACTTTGATCCAACCAAGTCCAAGAATCCGTTTGCTTACTTTACACAAATTATCTATTTTGCCTTTCTACGAAGAATATCAAAAGAAAAGAAACAAACCTATGTGAAGTACAAAGCTACAGAACAAATGGGTATTCTTGATGAAATGGAAATGATGGAGCTAGAAGATGGTACCACAAAACAGTTTGAACTATACGATAACATTGCAGAATTTATTGGCAACTATGAAGAAGCCAAACAGGCAAAGAAGGATATCGCAACGGCAAAGAAGTCAAAAGGTATTGAAAAATTCTTAGGAGAATGATATAATGTATAAAGTAACTTATTATTCAACAGAAAATAAAGATGTTGTTTTTTTCAAATGGTTTAAAACTTTTAAAGAATCAACTGAATTTGTTTTGAAATTAAAATTGCCAGAACTATTGATTGAAATTAAATATTATGATGAAAATGATCCAAACAATCCAAGGCCTCAATTATAGTTTCAGTCTTGCCAGGTAAGTAAAATGTCCTTTTTATATAAATAAAATAAAAAGGACAAAAAATGAAAATCTATTGCATCGAAAATAAGTTGGATGGTAAAAAATATGTTGGTCTAACCAAAGGCACAATTCAAAGAAGGTTCAAGCGACACAAAGAATTGGCCAAAAGTAATAGAGAAAAACAACACCTACACAATGCATTGTTGTTATATGGTTTTGATAATTTTATTGTTTATGAATTAGATTCAGCAATTTCTTTTGAGGAGTTGTGTGAAAAAGAAAAACTTTGGATAAAAAAATTAAATACTAAAAATAATGGTTATAATGAAACTGATGGTGGTGAAGGAAGTTCTGGTCGAAATTTAAGTGAATATACTAAGAAAAAGATAGGTGATGGTAATCGAGGAAGAATTCAAACGATTGAAGAAAAAAAACAAAGAAGTGAATCTAATAAAGCAATTCACTGTGGTGAAAAAAATCCATTCTATAAAAAAACACACACTAAAGAATCAATAGAAAAATATTTGAAACACAAAAGTAAATGTATTCATTGTGGTAAAGAAGCAACAAATGCTAATATAAAAAGATGGCATAATGAAAATTGTAAATTGAAATAAGGTATATTATGAAAGTTTGTATTTTGGGTGATACGCATTTTGGAATGAGAAACGATTCAATTTCTTTTCTAGATTATGGTGAAAAGTTTTATAAAGAAACTTTTTTCCCCTATTTGATTAAAAATAACATTAAAACTATTATTCAAGTCGGTGATTTTTTTGACCGAAGAAAGTATGTTAATTTTTATACATTGAAAAGAACAAAAGAGATGTTCTTAAATAAATTGGTTGAATATAATATTAATATGATTGTGTTGGCAGGAAACCACGATACATACTTTAAAAATACCAATGAAGTAAATTCATTAGATTTATTATTACAAGAATATAATAATATTACAGTAATTGATTCTCCAAAAACAATAAGCTTATATGATTTGCCTAATCATATTAAATATGATGTTTGTGTAATTCCATGGATTTGTTCAGAAAATTATGATGATTGTTTAAATGTAATAAAACAAACTGAAACAAATGTTTGTGTAGGACATTTTGAGATTGCTGGATTTGCTATGCACCGAGGTATGCCTAATTATGAGGGGCTAGACAGAAAAATATTTAACAAGTTTGATATTGTGTTTTCTGGACATTATCACCATAGGTCTAGACAAGACAATATTGTTTATGTTGGAACACCAATGGAAATTACTTGGCAGGATTATAATGATCCGAGGGGTTTTCATCTGTTTGATCTTGACACTCTTGATTTGGAATTTATCGAAAATCCCAATGTAATGTTTCATCGCATCATTTATGATGACAAAGAAAATACCATTACTGAGGTTATGAATAAAGAGTTAAACAAGTATACCAATACCTATGTTAAGGTTGTGGTACTCAACAAAACTAATCCCTATCTGTTTGACAAGTTTATGGACAACTTATACAAAATTAATCCAATCGATATTACCATTGCGGAAGACTTTACAGACTTGACAGAAGGCGTGGAAGATGATATGCTGGATCAAGCTGAAGATACCATGTCAATTATTGGCAAGTATGTAGACAGTATTAAAGAAGAACATATTGATAATGAAAGGCTGAAAACTATAATGAAAGAATTATATGTTGAGGCATTGAACCAAGAACAGGCATGATTATATTCAAATCCGTCAGATGGCGTAATTTTTTAAGTACTGGTACCAGTTTTACTGAAATTAATTTTCAAAGATCACCCAACACATTAATTATTGGCAACAATGGTGCAGGTAAATCCACCATTCTTGATGCATTGTGTTTTGGTCTTTTTGGTAAACCATTTCGTAAGATAACCAAACCACAATTATTAAACTCCATCAACCAATCCGATTGTGTTGTGGAGATTGAATTTTCTATTGGTAAAAAACAATACAAAGTAATTCGTGGTATCAAACCAAATGTGTTTGAGGTTTATCTTAATGATAAATTGCTTGACCAAGATGCTAAGGCAAAAGATTATCAGGAGTTCTTGGAAAAGTTTATTCTCAAGATTAACTATAAATCATTTACACAAGTAGTTATTCTTGGTTCGGCATCATTTGTTCCGTTCATGCAATTATCTCCGGCTGACCGCAGATTGATTATTGAAGATTTATTGGACATTGGTATTTTTTCCTCTATGAACGGAATTGTTAAAGAGAAGATGTCATCAATTAAAGATATCTCAACCAAAAACAAATATGAGATGGATCTATCTTCAGAAAGAATCAACTTCCAAAAACAAAGTATTGAAGATCATAAAAGTCGTTCTGATGAAGAAATTACCAAGAAGCGTAAAGAGATTGCCGATTCGGTTGATCAAATCTTTACTTTAGAAAGAGATGTTGAACTAATTCAAAAACATATTGCCGTGTTGCAAAGTAAGATTGCCGACCAAATGGCAGTTCAAAAGAAAAGTGCCAAGTTGATTCAACTAGAATCCAAGCTTGAATCTCGTATTAAGAAGATTGATAAAGAGGTAACCTTCTATGAAGAACACTCCGATTGTCCAACTTGCAAACAAGGAATTGCGGAGTCTTTCCGAACCGAACAAGTTTCTGTTCTGAGTAACACTAAGTCGGAAGTGTCTACTGCACTATCGGACATCTCCACTCAAATTACAGCAACGAATAAACGAATCGAAGAAATACAACACGGCCTTAAACACATTACGGCACATAACAATGAAGTGGTCAAACACAACTCAACAATATCTGCCATCAATAAATTTGTTACAAAATTACAAAAAGAAGTAGAAGAACTCACCAATCACAAAGATAGTCTTGAAGAAGAAAATGCCAAGTTAAAAGAACTCAAAGAAGAACTTGGTGCATTAGTCAAAAAACAGGAAGAATTAGCAACAGAGAAACAGTATTATGAATTTGCCGGTTTACTATTAAAAGATACTGGCATTAAAACTAGAATCATTCGTCAGTATTTACCTATTATGAATAAATTGATTAATAAGTATTTGACTGCCATGGACTTCTTTGTAAACTTCAACATCAATGAAAACTTTGAAGAAACTATTAAGTCTAGGCACCGTGATGAGTTTTCATATGCCAACTTTTCTGAAGGTGAAAAGATGCGTATAGATTTGGCTCTATTGTTTACATGGCGACAAATTGCTAAGTTGAAGAACTCTACAAATACCAATTTATTAATTCTTGATGAGGTGTTTGATTCTTCTCTTGATGGAGTAGGCACAGAAGAATTTTTAAAGTTGATTCATGAGATGGGAACAGATACCAATGTGTTTGTTATCTCACACAAAGGTGACCAGTTGTTTGATAAATTCCGGTCGATTATTAAATTTGAGAAGCATAACAATTTCAGTAGGATTGCAAAATGAGTGAAACAATTGTTTTTAATACAGAAGAAACATTAAAGGATAAAAATTATGTAACAACACATAATATTCCTTTATTTGATTTAGTACCAGATACCGATCCAATTCTCCGTCAGGTCTTACCTGAATTTGATTTTACAAATGCACCAGTTAATCCAATGGAGTTTGCCTCTTCATTGGTGGAAACTTGTAAGAAACATAATGGTTATGGATTATCTGCCAATCAATGTGGTTTTCCTTATCGTGTTTTTGTAATGGGTTCTGGTGATAATTATGTGGCATTTTTTAATCCCAGCATTGTATTGAAATCCCACAAAGAAGTTCATATGGCCGAAGGTTGTTTATCTTTTCCTTTATTGGCATTGAGTATCACACGACCAGAAGAAGTAGCGGTAACATACCAAGACTTTAATGGAGAGTGGAAACAGGCAACCTTTAATGGTATATCTGCTCGTTGTTTTCAACATGAGCTTGACCATTTAAATGGAATAGTGTATACTAGTAAAGTAAAACCATTAGCACTACAAAGTGGATTAAAAAAACGAGATAAGATATTGAAGATGGTTAACAAGGTAAATAACAACTTGGCAAAGATTAAAAAATAATGGCAACACCAATTGAATATGTAGAAAAACAATGGAATGATTGGCAAGAGAAAAATCCTGCCGATTCATTTCAACACATTGATGAAGCAAACATGAAAGAAGTCCTAATTAAAGACTTAACATACGCTTCTCAAATGGATGTTCGTGAATATACTCTATATCAAAAATGGTGTGAGGTGAAAGAACGGTATCCTGTCTTTGAAGCCAGTACTATATTTGGTACAGAGTTACAGATGGTTGATCCTGAGCAAGATAAACTCATTAAAGAAGTTAGAAAAAACTTTTGGGTGCCAGAATCTCCTGATGATTATGAAAAACTAAAACCGGTTATGGTATTATCTAATGGTGAAGATGCTGCTCGTTGGAATGCCATTCGTACATTCTCATCAACCATGAAGAACAACAGCAACATTGGTCGTAATCTATTTTATGTTTTAACAGATGAAGTTACTGGTAAATATCTTGGTGTTATCTGCATCTCCTCAGACTTTCTGGACTTGACTCCGAGAGATAACGCCATCGGATGGTCGAGAGATGTTAAGACACAGCAACACATGATTAATCACACCGCAATTGGATCCACCATCGTTCCGTTACAACCACTAGGTTTTAATTACATGGGTGGTAAGTTATTGGCCTTGATGTGTTTATCTGATACGGTTCAGGCCGATTGGAAAAGACAATATGGAGACACTCTTGTTGGCGTTACTACAACGTCACTCTATGGAAAAACAAAGGCTGGAGGCCTCTCGCAGTATGATGGTCTTGAACATTGGAATCCTATGGGTTTTTCTTCTGGTTCTGTGGCTTTCGAACCATCGAGGTCAACCAAAAAAATAGTGTTTGATTGGATCAAAGAGAATCATACTCGTAAATACTTTGAATGGTGGGAGGCCAAGAATACACAAGGACTTCCACTCAAGCGTGACCATAAGAATCGTTCTTTAAACTTTGCATATTCTAAACTACAAATACCTAAAGAACTGATTCGCACCGAACATCAACGTGGTATCTATTTTAGTCCTCTCTATAATAATACCTTTGAATTTCTCCGTAAGGAGATTACTGATTCTGATCTGGTAAAGTCGTTTGATACCAGTGAAGAAGCCCTTGCCAATATTTGGAAAACCAAGTATGCTAAGGGACGAATTAGGCAATTACAGAAGAAGAATACCGTTTCTTACGAATCTTTATTCTATAATGACCTAATTTACTTGTCTTGGGAAGAAACCAAGGCAAAATATTTGCCACAAGTTGGCAGATAAACAAAACAAGTATACCATCAATATGCTTGACACACACATATATATAATGATATGATGTGAGAACTTGCTTAAGGCAAGGATTTATTAACTTTACTATGGAGTATTACAATGAGCAAATTATCTGCTAAAGAAAAGATGTTGAATGCCTTACAACAACCTTCTGGTTACAACACTTTTACTGTCAAACAAGCCCAACGCCGTTTCGGCATCACCAATGTTACCGCCCGCATTGACGAACTACGTCAAGATGGTCATGTAATCTACACAAACAAAAAAGTTGTAGATGGTAAGAAAGTTGCCTTCTATCGTATGGGTAAACCAACCAAAGCTATGGTTCGTGCCGCATACAAAGGTGGTTTTAGCTTTACTGCCTAATAATCTTTAGTGGGGAGGTCCTCAAAAAGGACTCCCTTTTTTATTTCTCGGAGAACAAATGGAAATTTCAATTAAAAAAGAAGAATTACAAAAAAAGAGTCTGTTTGTCGCTACACCAATGTATGGCGGCATGAATCACGGACTATACATGAAAGCCTGTCTGGATCTACAAGGTCTGTGTTTGCAATACGGCGTACAGATTAAATTTTCATTTCTTTTCAACGAATCACTAATTACTCGTGCAAGAAACTATCTTGTAGATGAGTTTATTCATCGTTCAGAATGTACGCACATGTTGTTCTTGGATTCGGACATTTCTTTCAATCCACAAGATGTAATCGCTTTACTTGCACTCGATAAAGACGTTGCTGGAGGTCCTTATCCTAAGAAGGCCATCAAATGGAAATCAGTTAAGAAAGCTGTAGAAAAGAAACCAGATATTGATCCACAGACACTTGAAAAAGTTACTGGTGATTATGTGTTCAATCCAGTTAAGGGTACAGCACAATTCTCGGTTACAGAACCACTTGAAGTATTAGAAATTGGCACAGGATTCATGATGATCCGCCGTGAAGTGTTTGAGAAGATGGAAAAACAATATCCAGAAATTCGTTATAAACCAGACCATGTAGGTCAGGCTAACTTTGATGGATCACGATACATTCATGCGTTCTTTGATACGGTCATTGATACAAAAAATTCAATCACTGGTGGCGGCTCGGATCGTTACCTGAGTGAAGATTATATGTTCTGTCAGATGTGGCGTAAGATGGGTGGTTCAATCTGGTTATGCCCTTGGATGAAAACATCACACATTGGTACTTATCACTTTCATGGAGATATGCCAGCTGTTGCTAATTTTGTCGGAGAAATGTAATGGTTAAAATTTATGAAAGTCCGGATAAAGGTAAAACCATATACGAAAGAAACTTTGGTGAAGCGGATCGACAGACATATTATGTGAAAGATGGTGGTAGAATTGTTGCAGAAGCTCCTTATCAACCTGGATATGAAGATGCTGTACCACAACCAACACAAGAGATTGGTCGTAAGTTTGATGGTGGTAAATTGATGTATGGACTTCTTCCACCTCTGGCCTTGGAAGAAACAGTTAAAGTATTAACCTTTGGTGCTCAAAAATATGAACCCGATAATTGGCAGTTTGTACCTGATTCTAAGCGTAGGTATTTCGATGCCTTACAACGACACCTTTGGGCTTGGAAGCAAGGTGAGCAAATCGACCAAGAATCTCGATTGCCGCATCTGGCACATGCGATGTGTTGCCTAATGTTTTTATATGAACACGATGTTAAGTATTCCAAAGAATAACTTGACTTTTATTTTAGAATGTAGTAGGATAGTAATAACTTTACATAATGGAGAAACAAATGAAGTTAACCAAAGATACACTTGATGTATTAAAAAACTTTTCAACAATTAATTCTGGTATTGAATTTAAAAAAGGCAACACAATCAAAACGATGTCCTCTGGTAAGACAGTTCTTGCCAAAGCCAATCTAAAAGATGAGTTTCCACAAGATTTCTGTATCTACGATTTGAATCAGTTCCTATCGGTTCATGGTCTATTTGATAATACTGAAATTGAATTTGAAGGCGACAAGAACGTTATTTTCAAAAGTGGTCCTAAGAAAGCGACCAAGTATCGCATGACGGCCAAAGAAATGATTGTTACGCCTCCAGAAAAAGAACTAAGTCTTCCTTCTGTGGATGTTTCGTTCACTTTGACCAAAGAAGATTTTAGTGACCTTCTAAAGAGTGCGGCAGTTCTTCAATCACCACATATTGCTGTTGAATCTAAAGACGAAAAAATCTGTTTGACTACATTCAATGCCAAAGACGATGCTGCACACACAAACTCAATTGAAGTTGCTGAAGGTAATGGTAAAGTATTCAAGATGGTGTTCTTAACGGACAACCTTAAAATGATTCCGGGATCATACAATGTTGAAATCTCATCCAAAGGTCTGGCATCATTCAAAAATCAAAATGTTGATATTCAATATTGGGTAGCAACAGAATCTAAAGAATCTAAATTTGAGGGATAATTATGTTAGTATATTTTACAGATGCAACCAACCAACAAAAAGTTGCAATTAATCCAAAATATGTGGTTGTGGTTTTTGTTTTACCTGATGGTGAAATGAAAGGTAAAACCGTGGTTGGTTTAACGAATGGTAATATCGTTGTAGAAGAATCACAAATTGATGTTGTTGGTATCTTACAAGGACAAATGTAATGCCGACAATCACAACTCAGTTTGGAACTTTTGATGAGGTTCAGTTAAAAGCACTCAAAGGTGTGATTGAAGAAATTAACCATGCCACTCGGCAAATTGAAGCACACAATAGTCAAATCAAAGACATTGTGGATGCGGCTCATGATACCTTTAAGATTCCTAAGAAGATTATTAAACGTATCGCCAAAGTACAACACAACCAATCGTTACAAGAAGAAGTGGCAGAGTTTAAAGAATTTGAGGCATTATTTGAAGGTATTACAGAAGTTAAGTAATACCACTATGAAGTACTATATTATGGGAGTTTTGAATGGAACATTTATTATGGGTCGAAAAGTATCGACCATCTAAGGTGGAAGATTGCGTCTTGCCGGATGCAATCAAATCCACATTTCAAGAATATGTAAACAAAAAAGAAATACCCAATCTATTATTATCTGGCAGTGCAGGTGTTGGTAAGACAACAATCGCCAAAGCTTTGTGTGAAGAAGTGGGTTGTGATTATATCATCATCAACGGTTCAGACGAATCAGGCATTGATGTTCTCCGCACCAAAATCAAAAACTATGCATCATCAGTCTCCTTAATGGGTGGTCGTAAGGTCATCATCATTGACGAAGCAGACTATCTAAATCCTAATTCAACTCAACCTGCATTGCGTGGTGCGATTGAGGAGTTTGCCTCAAACTGTTCATTCATCTTTACTTGTAATTATAAGAATCGTATTATTGATCCGATTCATTCTCGTTGTACCGTTATTGACTTCCGAATCAATGGCCAAAAGGCTAAGATGGCTTCTCAATTCTTCAAGAGAGTGGAGTGGATTCTAGAGCAAGAAGGTATTACATACGACAAAGAAGTGGTGGCTGCTGTTATCACAAAACACTTTCCAGATAATCGTAGAATTCTAAATGAACTACAACGATACGCCGTTTCTGGTACAATTGATAAAGGCATTCTTTCTTCTGTTAGTGATATACAACTTAGTGAATTAATCAAAGCACTCAAAGAGAAAGATTTTGCATCGGCTCGTAAATGGGTTACCAACAATCTAGATAATGATCCAGCCAGAATCTTCCGTAAATTGTATGATGGTTTATATGAATCATTAAAACCACAATCTGTGCCACAATTGGTTCTTATCCTTGCACGATATCAATATCAAGCCGCCTTTGTGGCTGATGCTGAGATTAATCTGATTGCCTGTTTGACAGAGATTATGGTGGATTGTGAGTTCAAATAATGCCAGATTTATTCAAGGAGATTATACCCTCAATACTCCAAACTAAAAAGTCTGTAATCCACGATGATATAGATGCTAAAGACTATACACCCTTTGTGGTTAATAGAGCCTTGTCTTACCACATGGATTGTGTTCTATATGCGAATGAGATGAATTTGTATCCTGAGGTTGATAAAGACCTTCAATACCAATACCTGTTAGGTTCTATTCGTCCAATGAAACGTAAATTTCAACCGTGGCAGAAATCGGAGACCGATAAAAATATAGAATGTGTCAAGACATACTTTGGTTACTCCAATCAGAAAGCCAAAGAGGCTCTTCGTATTCTGAATAATGAACAAATCGATGAAATAAAAAGAAAAACAGATAAGGGCGGAGTTAAAAGTTGAATTGTTATAAATATACAATAACACTTTTATTAAATATAAAAATATGATTTATCCAACCACACTTAAAGAAGCCAAAGTCTTGCAGACAAAATATTACCAAACTGGTAAATTATGTCCACAAGGACATAACTCCAAAAGATACACCAAATGTTCTCGTTGTGTTGAATGTGTTTCTGAAAAACAAAAAATTTCAGGCAACAAATATGCAAAAAAATGGAGAGAAACACATAAAGAATCAAATAAAGTAAAAAGCAAAGAAGAATATAGGAAACAAGGAAAAAATTATATTTACTTGATGTGGTCGAGAGCCAAAAAAAGAGCTCTAGAAAAAAACATACCCTTCGATATTAATTTGAGTGATATAATTATTCCTACTGTTTGTCCTGTATTGAATGTTCCTTTTGCAATAAATGCTTCCGGCCGTGGTCCTGGAGATTATTCTCCGTCATTGGATAGAATCATTCCAGAATTGGGGTATGTTAAAAATAATATTAAAGTTATATCATTCAAAGCAAATAGAATAAAATCTGATGCGGATGTTGTTGATTTAAAAAAAGTTTTGGAATATGTGGAACACAACAATTCTAAATATAACAATAACATTCTATAATAAAAAATAATAGGCGAATGAATAATGATTAATATTACAGATTTAGTTGAAGTGACTTTAGGTGAAAAGGATGATTTTCTAAAAGTCAGAGAAACACTAACCCGCATTGGAGTGGCGTCTAAAAAAGACCAGATACTATTCCAATCGTGCCATATACTACACAAAAGAGGACAATACTATATCGTTCACTTTAAAGAACTATTTGCCTTAGATGGTAAACCTACTGATATTTCCGAAAATGATTTATCTCGTAGAAATGCAATTATAAAATTATTGGAAGATTGGGGACTGGTAAAGATTGTTCGTAAATCTCAAATTGAAACCCCACCTCCGATATTCTTATCCCAAATTAAAATTCTTTCCCATAAAGAAAAAGACGATTGGGAATTAGTACCAAAATACAGTATTGGTAAAAAACCTGAATCTTATTGACTTTCAGTATAAATACTGATACACTGGCTTCACCTTAGGACCGCTAAGTTACAGAAGCGTATAAAGCTGGCACAACGATAGGGTGTCGCTGGAACCAGTAACCAGCAAACCAGATATGCCTTCGGGGTATCTAAATTTGAAACTCGCTTAATACAAGGAGAAATAAGCATGAACACAACTTTAAACGCATTATTCCCACAATTGGAAACCATCAGTAAGTCTTTGGATCCATTTACTGTAGGCTACGACAAATTCTTTGTTGACCTCGGTGATATCACTAAAGATATGGCTAAAAAAGTGCAAACTTACCCGCCATACAATATCAAACAAATTAACAAGAACAAATACGTCATTGAATTGGCTGTTGCTGGTTTTGCAAAACAAGATATTGAAGTTACTTTGGATGGTAACAAATTGATCGTTAAAGGAAACGCAAAAGAAGATAACCTTAAAGAAGATGAAATATACTTCTTCAAAGGTATTGCTAACCGTGGTTTCGAGCGTTCATTTACATTGGCTGACAAGATTGAAATCAAAGACGCCGATATGGTAAATGGTATGTTACGAATCTGGCTGGAATCTTTAGTGCAAACCCAAGACGCCATCAAAAAGATTACCATCAAGGAAAAGAAAGATGAATAACTGGTGGCCTGTATCCGATGAAGAATGGGAAGAGTTGAATTATCCGAAATAAGTGGTAATAATATGAGGGGTTGGTTGCCAGTCCCTCATCTCTATGTTATAATGTATATATTATGAAAAATGTGAAAATTAAACCTATTCTAAAAAAGGTTCGTTCAAAAACGAACTCTGACACCTATTACACCTTCTCTAATTGGGATCCCAAGGAGATTGAAGGTATCACTTTTATTCCCGTAGTTAAAGAAGTTCCTAGTGAAAAGTTGCAACACACTTTTTGGTTGCGTAAAGATAATGTGGAGTATGTGAAATGAATAAAATTCAAAACTTTAAAAATCATCAACGACATGAGTTTGATGCCAGTAGTAAAGATGATTTAAAATTAGTTAAAAAATATCTTCACAACCATTCTTGGGGAAATGATGGATGTCCATTCTTTCTAGAATGGCCTTATCTAGATGTTCCTTCTATGGTAAAAGATAAAATCACAGGATACACACTCAAAGGATTGAAATGAAAACTTTGATTAACTGGTTAAAATATTCTGGTTGTAATATTACATTCAAATTAAATCCATTTCATTGGAGATTGTCTTGTGAATATTTTAAAACCAATGAAGCGTGGGAACAAGATGCTTTTATATTAGAACTACTACCAATTACAATTCGTGTTTGGTTTGATGACGGAAGTTGGTAATGGGACAATTGCACGAATATGAAAGAATGTATCGTTTGGATAATGAAGAAATAAATCTTGGAATGAAACAGAAGTTTATTGATGCCTACATGGATGTGGCTGAAAGGTTTGCAAAACTATCTTCTGCCAAACGATTACAGGTTGGCGCCATTGTAGTCAAAGATGACCGAATCATCAGTATTGGTTACAATGGAATGCCAGCTGGCTGGGATAATACTTGTGAAGATGTGGTAGAAATTCATGAGGATGGCGGCACAGTTACTAAAACCAAACCTGAGGTGATTCACGCAGAGGCCAATGCCATAGCTAAGTTGGCCAAGAGTTCCGACTCTGGAGATGGTTCCACGATGTTCCTGACCCATGCTCCTTGTATTGACTGTGCTAAACAAATATATACCGCTGGTGTAAAAAAAGTATATTACCGTGATTCCTACAAGGATTCACAGGGGCTTGACTTTTTATCCAAATGTGATATAATGGTAGATAAAGTATAAAAAATTTCATATGGTGAAATGAGTATTGTAGATAAATAAATAGTGTGAGTAGTAACGGATTAATGCAATTATTGGGTCAACTTATTAAGGAGAGACCTAAAATGCAGTTAAGTATAGTTGGTTGTCCCGATAAAAAACAATTCCGTCCGTATGTTAAGAGAGCGGCGCTGTTCTACGCTCAAGAACTCATGAAACCAAAGATGTTGGAAAACATCTATCTACGAATCAAATTCAACAGTAAAATTAATGTTTACGGATATGCTGAAATTTTAGAATATAATGAAAGTCGTAAAGCAAGAGAGTTTGAAATAGAGTTAAATCCAAATATTGGTGCAGCCGAAATATTAAAATGTCTTGCACATGAAATGACACACATTAAGCAATATGCTTATAATGAAACCAACGAAACATTAACTCGTTGGAAAGGTAGAAAAGTTGATTCTGATGTTGTTGATTATTGGGTTCAACCATGGGAAATAGAAGCCTTTGGTACAGAAGTAGGATTATTTTCAAAGTTTGCCATTAAAGAAAAACTTTGGAATGTGTTTTACGGGATACAAGATCCGGATAGTCCAATAGAAAAAGAACCGCTCGGCTGGAAAAAATAAGTATTAATATTAAATACACGAACCCAAGACTAAACATCTTGGGTTTTTTATTAATAAAAAACGCTTGACATATTGTGTGGTTCGTGTATAATGATTTACTTAGATGCACCTATCGTCTATCGGTTAGGACACCGCCCTTTCACGGCGGGAAGAGGAGTTCGATTCTCCTTAGGTGTACCAATTTTTAGTTTCAATTCCGGTCAAGCAAACACGGTGTAGGCGGAGGACTGTTAATCCTTGAAGCGTGGTTCGATTCCACGGACCGGAGCCACTTTTTTAAAGGAGAGTATTATGAAAAAGAAAACACCTCCTCAACCACGAAACTATCTTGTCAAATTGGCATTGTTTCGTAAAGCAGGGAGTCATCGTAAAAGTAACAAAGCTTTAAGGCGTAACGACAAGGTAAAGATTAAGGATAAAATGTATCCTATTATTGACATTATAGTTAATAGTGTGTATAATAGGATACATTCTGTCCATAGTTAAATGGATATAACACAGACCTTCTAAGTCTGATTTCCAGGTTCGATTCCTGGTGGACGGACCAAGGGGCCAATAGCTTAATGGTAAAGCGTCCGACTCATAATCGGTTGAGTAATAGTTCAATTCTATTTTGGCCCACCAAGTATACCACAATATCTATTGACAATCATCATAGATAAGTATATAATTAGATTTACTGTTGTGAAACAGCAAAACTTCCGTCATTAAGTGACCCTGTAACCGGTAAGCAGGATATGCGGTGTGTAATAGTACGATTTGAGATACCCTCTTGAATTATCTGAGCATAGCAGACCACCGCTCCAAATTTTAGTTTAAAGGATAAAATATCATGGCAGCCAAAGGTTCAAACCAAAAAACTCGTAAAGCAAATCCTATGTTGACCAAAACTGGTAAACCAAGATTAGGTCCTTTAAATGTTGAGCAACTAACAAAATTGTTAGATGGTGCTCGCAAAAAACACAAAGCAAAAATTCAACGAGCAATTACAAGACGAACCCAACCACCAGTCGCAGTTTAATATTGGCCCCTATAGTTAAACGGTATAACAGTTGATTTGTAATCATCAATTCGCAGTTCGATTCTGTGTGGGGGCACCATGAAAAAAGTTGAAGTTGTTCCTGAAGCAAACACACCAACATCTAGCTGGGGTAGAACATTAACAAAACAAGAATTATTAGATTTACTGAATAGATTAGAAGCAAAGAAAAAAGCAAGAAAAGATAAAGATTAATGCGGGATTAGTTTAATGGTAAAACTAAAGGTTTCCAACCTTTCGTTGTCAGTTCGATTCTGTCATCCCGCTCCACAACGACTACATACAATTTTATGAAAGTGAACTATGAATATTAAACCATTAAAAGATAAGATTCTTGTTTCTAGAATTGCTGGAGAAAAACAAACTGAATTCGGCATCATTCTTAAATCATCAGAAGGTCCAGATAAAGCTTTAGTTGAATCTATTGGTCCCAAAGTAGATGAAGTTTCTGTTGGTGATGAAGTTCTAATTAATTGGAACGGCGCAGTGAAAGTTTCTGGTAAAGAAATCGAAAAAGAATTATACGTTGTTTCTATTGAACATGTAATTTTAGTTTACTAATATTCAGGAAATACTTTTACAATCGCAGAGTAGCTCAGAGGTAGAGCATTGGACTCATAATCCAGGGGCCGGTGGTTCGATTCCATCCTCTGCAACCAATAAGGAGATATTAATGACTGATTTGGAAAAGTATCGTCAGATGGCTTTAGATTTATGGTTTTCTGACGGAGGTTCTTGTACAGGTGCAAAGTCTCCACCAGAACCAAAAGATATTGATGATGCTATTGCTGAAGATGAAGAATTTAAACGAATTGAAAATCAACAAAAGAGGTAGAATATGAAAATTTTGGCACTAAAACTGATAACAGGAGAAGATGTACTCGGAGAAATTGAATCTGAATCCGAAACCGAATTTGTGTTAGTCAATCCCGTAGGTATTGCCGTGGTTCGTGGCAAAGATGGCCAACCATCTGTTGGATTTGCACCGTTTCCCATTCATGCCGAACAAAAATCAAATGCACTGGTTGCCTTGTCTAAGAAGAATGTAGTATACTCTTATGTTCCTGCAGAAGATTTTATCACGAACTATAATCAAATTTTTGGTTCTGGTATTATTGTTCCTCCAACAAAACAATTAATTACAGGTTAAATTGAGTTCATCATTCTATACCAATGTTCAATGCTTTGGTAGCAACATACTCTATCGAGGAATTCAAGATGGCAAAAGAGTAAAACAGAGAATTGAATATTCTCCTTCCCTTTTTCTACCCTCCAAACGAGTTACTAATTTCACCACACTTACTGGTGATTACCTAGACCAAAAAGTATTTGGTACAACTAAAGAGGCAAGAGATTACATCAAGCAATTCGATGGTGTGTCTGGTGCCTCTAAAGTCTATGGTCAAACACGATTTGAATATGCCTTTATTGCCGATCAACACCAAGGCATGGTTGACTATGACCAGGATAAAGTCTTAATTGCTGTAATCGATATCGAGGTCGGCTCAGAAAATGGCTTTCCTGATCCATATGAAGCAAACGAACCTATCACAGCAATTGCAGTAAAATATCTTAATGGTAAAACTTATGTGTTTGGCTGTGGTGATTATGTTACGCAAGGCGAAGAGGTCTATGTAAAGTGCAAAGATGAATATTCCTTATGTAAACAATTCATGGCACTATGGACAAAAGTGTGTCCCGATATTCTTACTGGTTGGAACACCAAGTTCTTTGATGTGCCGTACATCATCAATCGTTTTCGCAAAATTCTAGGTGAAGATGAAACTAAAACCTTGTCTCCTTGGAAATATCTTACCGAAAGAAAAACTCGAATCAATGGTCGTGAGTTAATTGCTTATGACATTGTTGGTGTTGCAGCACTTGATTATATTGAACTGTACAAATGGTATGCGCCAGGTGGTAAGTCACAAGAATCATATCGTTTAGATAACATTGCACAGGTTGAATTGGGTGAAGGTAAAATTGCATATGACGAATATGATAATCTACATGCTCTGTATCGTTTAAATTATCAAAAGTTTATTGAGTATAACATCAAAGACGTTGAGTTGATTGTTCGACTTGAAGAAAAATTGAAACTGTTGGAACTAGGTGTAACTCTGGCCTACGATACAAAATCCAACTACGAAGATATTTTTGCTCAAACTCGTATGTGGGATGCAATGACTTATTCCTACTTGCGTGAGAAAAACATTATTGTTCCACCAAGAGAAGTAAAAGAAAAAGACGGAATGTTTGAAGGTGCATATGTTAAAACACCAAAAACAGGATTACATGATTGGGTTGCCAGTTTCGATTTGAACTCACTCTATCCACATTTGATGATGCAATATAATATTTCTCCAGAAACTCTAATTGAACCTGAAGATTATACACAAGAGATGAGAAGTGTTTTGTCACAAGGCGTTTCTGTTGAGAAACTTCTGACTAAATCGGTCGACACTTCTAAATTAGAGAATGTCACACTCACTCCAAACGGACAATTTTTCCGTACAGACATTCAAGGTTTCTTACCTAAAATGATGGAAGAAATGTATCAAGATAGAAGTAAGTTTAAGAAGATGATGTTGGCTGCAAAACAAGAATATGAAAATGAAACAGATGAATCAAAAAAATACGAAATCGAAAAACGAATCGCTAAGTATAACAATATTCAGCTCGCCAAAAAAGTTTCTCTTAACTCTGCTTACGGTGCTCTTGGTTCTCAATATTTTAGATTTTATGACCTAAGAATGGCTCTTGGCGTCACGACTGCTGGACAATTAAGTATTCGTTGGATCGAAAATAAGATTAACCAATACATGAACAACTTATTAAAAACGGAAGAAGATTATGTTATCGCCTCTGACACAGATTCGATTTATCTCCACCTTGGTGAACTTGTTAAGAAGGTGTATCCAAACCAGACTGATGTTAAACAAGTTATCGCCTTCATGGACAAGGTCTGTGAAGATAAGCTACAACCTTTTATTGACAAGAGTTATCAAGAGCTCGCTACGTATGTTCATGCTTATGACCAAAAAATGCAGATGAAACGAGAAGGCCTTTCCAATAAAGGTATCTGGACGGCCAAGAAACGTTACATTCTAAATGTATATAACAATGAAGGTGTGCAATACAACGAGCCACAGATGAAGGTGATGGGTCTGGAGATGATTAAATCGTCCACACCTTCTGCTATCCGTGAGAAGATGAAAGAAGCAATTCAATTAATGGTAAATGGATCACAAGAAGATATTCATAAGTTTATTGCAGACTTCAGAGCTGAATTCAAAACTTTGCCTGTAGAAGAAATATCTTTTCCTCGGGGATTAAATGGGCTAAATACTTATTCTGATACGGTACATCTTTATAAGAAAGGTACACCAATTCATGTTAAGGGTGCGATTATATACAATAACAATCTAAAACGATTGAATCTCACCAAAAAGTATCCACTCATACAAGAAGGCGAAAAGGTTAAATTTACTTATCTGAAAATGCCAAACCCGTTTAAAGATACTGTTATTTCTTATCCTTCTCGTTTACCTAAAGAATTTGAAATGCAACAATACATCGATTATGATATGCAATTTGATAAAGCATTTCTCGAACCCATCAAAGTCATTTTAGATTGTATGAAGTGGTCAACAGAAAAAACTAGTTCAATAGAAGATTTCTTCTCATGATATACCTAACACTACTTTCAGCCTTATTACTTTCTGGTATTGCAGCCTATTATTCTATTATAGGATTGGCAGCAATCTTCACTGGTGCTTTTTGGCCAATCGTTTTCATGGGTTCTGTTTTGGAAATGAGTAAGTTGGTTACTGCATCATGGTTATATCGTAATTGGAAAACCTGCCCACTTTTATTGAAATCATACTTGACATCTGCCGTAGTAGTATTAATGGTGATTACAAGTATGGGTATTTTTGGTTTTCTATCCCAAGCACACATTGATTCCACATTAGAAGCTGGTGCCAACTCAGTAGAAATAAAAACACTCAAACAGCAAGAAAAGATTGCCAATGAGCGATTAGAATATTTACTGAAACGTGCAGGTAATCCTGAAACGGCATCAGCCAATGTTGATAGACAAATTCAACAAACACAGAGGGAATTGGCTGATATCAATAAACGAAAATTACCATTATTAAAAGAAGAAAATAAACTTGTGGCAGAAGTTGGTCCTATCAAATATATTGGTGATATGATATATGGTACAGATGATACCAATGCCATTGATAAAGCAGTTCGTTTGGTAATTATGTTAATAATGGTTGTATTTGACCCGCTAGCTGTGTTATTATTGATAGCAGCAAATATGTCAATGAAGAAACCGGAAGAAACCCAACCGGTTAAAAAAACATGGAATGAATTCTTTAAAAAAGAACCTGTGCCTGATGATATGGTTGAAGTTGAAAAAGAAAACATTGCCACAGTCGAGGAGAATGTGGAACTAGACTCACAGAAAAAGAAACGTGGTTTTCCGAATAGGAAGAATAAACTAGAAACCAAGTATGACTATGATGCTGAATTAGCATTTCGTGAAAAGGAAAGTAAATGAGTATATTAGATAAAATCAAAAAGAATAGTAGTATCAAAGAATCTGCTATCCTGTCAAAATCAAAGTTCTTTACACAGAAGGATATGATTCCAACATCGGTGCCAATTATTAATGTGGCATTAAGCGGCAAACTAGATGGTGGTTTGACACCAGGCCTTACAATGTGGGCAGGTCCATCCAAACATTTTAAAACTGCATTTTCGTTATTGATGGCTAAATCTTATCTTGACAAATATCCTGAATCTGCACTACTATTTTATGATTCTGAATTTGGCACACCACAATCCTACTTTGATTCTTTTGGTATTGATACTGATAGAGTATTACATACACCACTCACCGATATTGAACAATTGAAGTTTGATGTAATGCAACAGTTGACCACATTAGAACGTACCGATAAATTAATTATTATTATTGATTCGATTGGTAACTTGGCATCCAAAAAAGAAGTTGATGATGCACTTGAGGGTAAGTCGGTTGCGGATATGTCTAGAGCAAAACAGGTTAAGTCTTTATTTCGCATGGTAACACCACATCTGACCATGAAAGATATTCCAATGATTGTAGTTAATCATACCTACAAAGAAATTGGTATGTTTCCTAAAGATATCGTTGGTGGTGGTACTGGTTCTTATTATTCGGCTGATAACATCTTCATCCTTGGTCGACAACAAGAAAAAGAAGGCACAGAAGTTGTTGGTTATAATTTCATAATCAATGTGGAGAAATCCAGGTATGTCAAAGAAAAATCAAAAATTCCCGTTTCTGTATCTTTTGATGGTGGTATTAGTCGTTGGAGTGGGTTACTTGATATTGCATTGGATGGTGGATTTGTTATTAAACCTTCTAATGGTTGGTACTCAAAAGTAGATGAAGATGGTGTAATTGAAGATAAGAAATATCGTATCAAAGAAACCGACACATCAGACTTTTGGTTACCAATATTGAAAAGTAAAAAGTTTCAAAAATTTGTTGCTGACAAATATCAGATTGCCTCGGGAGAAATCATGCAAGGTGGTAGTGAAAATTTGTTTGATGAAATTGAAACGATGAATGGATCCGAATAATGACAGAAGGTATTGATTATTGTTTCATCTATCCTAAAGATGATAATACTGCGGTAAACATTAGGTTGTTGCAAGGACCATACAAAGACACATTATTCAAATACGGTAAGGTAAAGTTCAAAGAAGAAAATGAACAAATCTATTTACTTTTCGCCTACGATGTGTTAGAATCCACCGTAGATACTCCTAAGAAACTGGAGAAAGATGGCAAGTTCAAAGATTACCTAGGTGATTTACTTGTCGAATTAATGTCAAATAATATTGAGCAGGAAATAGTGGATGAAACTGGAACAGACGATATTAAAAACCCTGATTTATAATGAAGAATTTCTGCGGAAAGTTTTACCATTTTTAAAGACGGAATATTTTAGTGATAGTGTAGAGAGAACTTTATTTAATGAGATTACATCGTTCACGGAAACTTATAATGCTGCGCCATCGGTTGAAGCAATTGATATTGCCGTCAAAGAAAGGCGTAATCTCACGGATGACGAAGTTAAGAGATGTGAATCTTATCTTAAAGAAATCGAAGCTAATAGCCAAACAGAAACCAAGATTCAATGGCTTGTTGATAAAACAGAATCGTTTTGCCAAGAGAAGGCCATATACAATGCAGTATTGGGGTCTATTTCAATTCTCGATGGCAAAGACAAAACGAATGATAAAGGTGCGATTCCCAAGATATTATCGGATGCTTTGGCCATTTCTTTCGACAACTCCGTAGGGCATGATTACCTAGAAAACTCAGATGAACGATATGAATTTTACCATAGAAAAGAAGAACGAATACCCTTTGATTTGGAATATTTTAACAAAATTACAAAGGGAGGACTACCTACCAAAACCCTTAATATTGCTCTTGCTGGTACTGGCGTTGGTAAATCTTTGTTTATGTGTCATGTTGCTGCCGGTGCTATGGTTCAAGGAAAAAATGTGTTATATATTACACTTGAAATGGCTGAAGAAAAGATTGCTGAAAGAATAGATGCAAACTTATTGAATGTTTCACTTGATGATTTGATGGAACTACCTAAAGATTTATATGACAAGAAGGTTGCTCGTGTTCGTGAGAAATGTACCGGCAAACTTATCATTAAAGAATACCCAACCGCTTCAGCATCCGTAACACACTTCAGAACATTATTAAATGAACTCAACCTCAAAAGGTCTTTCGTACCTGACATTATCTTTATTGATTATCTTAATATCTGTTGTTCTTCTCGTATTAAGGCTGGTGCGAATATTAACTCTTACACTTACGTTAAGTCAATCGCAGAAGAACTTAGGGGCCTTGCGGTTGAACATAATGTTCCTATTGTATCTGCTACACAGACTACAAGGAGTGGATTTACATCGAGCGATCCTGGTTTGGAAGATACGAGTGAGTCATTCGGGTTACCTGCAACCGCCGACTTAATGTTTGCTTTGATTTCTTCAGAAGAACTGGAAGAACTTGGCCAAATTATGATCAAACAATTGAAGAATAGATATAATGATCCAACATTTCACAAACGATTCACTCTCGGGGTTGATAGAGCTAAAATGAAACTATATGATGTCGAACAATCCGCACAGACGGGTATTGCAGATGCTGGCCATGATAAACCATTAAACACGTTTGGTACAAGAGAAGAAAAACAAAAGAAATCATTTAATGGATTTAAAGTATGATAATCTCCAGAGATAATGGTTTGTATTGTGCTAAAGCCTTTCATGATTACTTTAGTAATATTGGAAGTACCGAAGAATACATGCGAGATGAGAAGCTAAAGAATGTGGCTGATATGCCATCTTCCTTATTTCCAATTGAAGATGATTTGTTTTCTGATTTCTCGATGCATCCAAAAGATATGGATATTGAAGTGTGTGAAATACCAAATGATGTTTGGGAACCATTACTGGCCATTACCAGTTCACATATTAATAAAGCACCAGTTGGTAAGAATATACAATTGGCAGTCAAGGAAAAGAACTCAGGAAAGATTCTAGGATTCATTCGTTTAGGTTCACCTGTCATCTATATGAAACCCCGTAATGACTACCTAGGACAAGTTTGGATTCAAAATGAAGATACTGCCAAGAGGTTTAATACGGCTTGTGTTATGGGTTTCGTAATTGTATCATCTCAACCATTCGGTTTCAATTACTTGGGTGGTAAACTATTATCTGCCATTTGTACCAGTCACACCGTTAGAGAGATATGTAATAAAAAATATGGCATGAATATATGTTTATTTGAAACTACCAGTTTATACGGAAGTACCAAGTCGGTTTCACAGTATGATGGTATGAAACCTTATATTCGTTTTAAAGGTCTAACAGAATCGGATATTGTGCCAATGATGCACGGACAAAGATACCACGATTTAAAGAACTATGTAGAGAATATTACTGGAGATTTGTTGGGTGGTGATACATCAACAACTAGTAGAAAACTTAGAACATTCACTAAGATTATTGCTCTCACCAAAGCTGCTTTAAAAGGAACACCTGAAGGAGAGGATTTCAACCTAACGATTGAGAATGCTAAAAAGTTGACAGAAAAGAAACGATATTATATCTCTGATTATGGATTTAAGAATACTGTTGACTATATGAATTGTAAAACAGATAAACTTTTACCTGGTGAAAATTATGAGAAACATAATTTAGAAAACATTATTGCTTGGTGGAAACAGAAAGCAACCAATCGTTATGAATCTCTGAAGGTTGATGGCCGATTAAGAACTGAACTTGAAATCTGGACATCAGGCAAAGAGATCCAGATTATCAGATAAATACTTTCATTTAAAATATAAATGGCCGATACCACCACACTAAACGAAACTGCTCAAGCACTATTTTGTTCTTTAGCTGACTATGCCGGTTTGCAATTAACCGAAAAGATTTTTGTTATAGAAAAATATCCAACATATCCGTTATTTCGTAGTTTTTGGAACAGCAAGGAAAATCCTGTTAAAGGCCTAACAATTGAACAAGCCTATAATAAAAGGGTTGATGCTCCTAACGTAACATTCCAGATGTTAGAAACACACTTAACGAATAATAAAGATTGGTTTACATCGTCACTTCTTGTTGCCAAAAAATTAATGGAAGATATTCAAACGGTTAGTGCGCAATTTAGTACGATCAAACAACCAAAATGGTCCGATATTTTTTATGTTCGTGGTGATAAACCTGTCATGAAAACGATTGAGGATCTTTTCAATATTGCTAATGAAACACAAAAAGAATTGAATAAAATACACGATTCTGACCGAGCAGTTGTTTTTGGTGATATCAATAAGTGGTCACCTGCCGACATTTATTTTACGACAGAAGGTATGCGTAAGAAATTGGATGAATCTTTATATACAGCAAATAAAAATTCCAAAACATTTACCTTCATTCAACTCAATAAACTTATAAGTGATGGTATCAACAAAGGTGAGTTGTTACCTTTATCACTAAAAAAACAAACAAAACAGGTCGTATTACAAAAAGTAAACTTTAATCGAGCTTCCGAAATTAAAAAAATTGGTTCTTATGGTTACTTTGGTGTTAGTGATTGGAAATTATATACAGTAAAATCTCCTCAAACTAGAGATTTAAAAATATTTTTTGAAAAAACAAAAAAAGATCATATCAAAGTTAGACATGACGCATCTACTGCCGGTTTAAAATCCGAATATATTGGCGCAGACGCTGAAGCACGTGGGGGATCAATAGGTTCTATAAACATTTTTACAGATTTGATATCCCTATTGGATCCTAAGTTTGGTAGAGAATTATTATCAATCTATAATGATGGTAATAAGAAGTTTAAAGAACAAGTTAAGAATCTTGGGCCAAAACCAACAGATCCAAAAGTCAAAAAAATATTTGATGCCAAAAGAGGAGAATTGAGTGCATTGTATGTAACAAATGCTATAATTCCACCATTGTTGAAATGGTTAAAAAGTGGTGAAAATAATGGACGTTCTGATGAATTTGTACGATTGATTTACCAATATATGACCTCCAGAACAGTCATGTCAAGTAAATTTGTAATAGCAAAATAAGGATAAATTATGGCACTTATTGATTTTGATAAACTAGCACAAGAGTTTGATGCTACTGATGACTTTGGATTCTCTGCTGTTTCTGAAGAAGAATACAATGCTGTGGTCAACAAAACAGCTGAAACAGCTGATGATTATAAAACTCGTCTTACTGAAGTGGAAAAAATAATTATACCCTTTCTTCAAAAGTTACATTCGACTGGAGAAAAAGAATACATATATTGGCCTAATCGTAAACCGATTATTGAAAAACAAATTGAAAGAATATTGAAATTAACTAGAGATTAAATTATGTCTGCTACCGTGATTATACCAACTACTGGATCACCAGAAGTTAAACTTGCTGTCGAATCTGTTCTGAATCAAAGTCATCCTACCACATGTTACGTTGTAATTGATGGTGATGAGAATGTAGAAAAAACATTAGAAGTATTAGATTCAACCCTAAATGATGAACGAGTACAAATTTGTTCACTACCAATCAATGTTGGTGCCAAAGGTTTCTATGGTCACCGTGTCTATGCTGCATTTACCCACCTAGTTGATACTGAATATGTTTCTTATCTGGATCAAGATAATTGGTTATATCGATCACACGTTAAAGAGTGTATTGACACAATTCAAAAATCAAACCTAGACTGGTGTTATTCGTTACGACAGATATACAACAAACAAGGAAAACTGGTCACCTTTGATGACTGTGAATCTTTAGGTATTTGGCCAACATATCATGGCCATCATCACATAGATACTAATTGTTATTTTATAAAAACAGATGTGGCAACAAAAATTGCAAGTGTTTGGCACGGTGGTTGGGGACAAGATAGAGTTTTTCTACAGGCAATCACTAAACATTTTCCCAAGTTCTATTGCACTGGTGAATACACAACTTGTTATAGAGTGGACGGTGGTCAAGGTTCTGTTACAGCAGAATTCTTTCAGAATGGTAATAAGATAATGAATGAAAAATATAATGGAGTTTTCCCGTGGCGAGCAAAAAAGATTTAATCATTGGTGCATTTACAAATTACAATTACAATCAACTAAAGCCTTGGGTTGAATCGATTGATGAACTGTATGGTTCAGACAACATCGAAAAGGTAATGGTTGTTGGTAATGCTTCACAAGAAACTAAAGATGAACTAATAAAGAGAAATTTCACTTTAGTTGATATGCCACAAGCAAATATTCCTGTGCATGTTCTTCGTTTTCTTTCCATATACGAATATCTAAGAACAAACTATAACAAATATCGATATGTGGTTACCACAGATGTTAAAGATGTATATTTTCAAAAGAATCCATTTCAATGGTTAGAAAACAATTTGGGTTCTTGTAAATTGGTTGCCGGTTCAGAAGGTATGAGATACAAAGATGAGCCTTGGGGTAATGAGAACTTAATGCAAGCCTATGGTCCGTATGTACACAGTCTATTCAAAGACAATACAATTTACAATGTAGGAACGATTGGTGGTGAATCGGAGTATGTTAAAGACCTAGTGTTCAACATCTTCACTAATGCCACCAACCGTCCAATTCCTATCGTTGACCAAGCGGTATACAATGTACTAATCAATACTGTACCATATAGTGACATTACTTATTTCGCATATCAATTAGATGGATGGGCAGTTCAGGCCGGCACAACAGTAGATCCATCCAAAATAGAACAGTTTAGGCCACATCTACTAGAAGCTGAGCCTAAATTTGAAGATGGTGTTGTTAAAACATCTTTGGGACAACCTTTCTGTATTGTGCATCAATATGACCGAGTACCTGAATGGAAAAAGTTTGTTGAAAAAAAATATGGACAAGAAGATTTAATTACTTTTAGGACAATATAATGGACTTTGAAAAAGAATATCAAGATGCGTGTGTGAGGGTTACGGATATACATGAACACTTACCAGTTTTATCTGATTTAACCTCACAATGTAATTATGTAACCGAACTTGGTGTTGGTTGGGCTCAAAGCACAAGAGCATTTCTCCGTCACGATGTTACGTTACATAGTTATGAATATCTTCCGCAACCAGGAATTGTAGATTTCTTTATTCAAGCCAGAAATGCTGGTCGTAATGTTGCTTTGCATATTGCTGATACTAGAAAAGTTGAGATTGAGCCTACAGACTTATTATTTGTTGATAGTTTACACATCTACGAACAAGTGAAAACCGAATTAGAATTACACGCAGATAAAGCAAAAAAATATATTGTATTTCACGACACAACATCTTATGCCGATAATGGTGAGTTCGGCGGCAAAGGCATTTGGCCTGCCATTCAAGAATTCATTGATTCACATTCGGAATGGCAATTGGTTGAAAGAAGAACAAATAATAACGGACTAACAATATTAAAACGAGCATGAGTATATCTTTTTTTCATATAGCTGCATATACTAAGTCTGCTGAAGTTATTGTTGAATCGGCGAGAAAACATCATCCAAAAGATTTTTATTTTCTTGGTGTTGATGGAGAACACGACATTGCTGAATTTGCAAAAAATAATGATTGCCATTATAAAAAGTTTACACCAATAGGACCACCAATATATCCACAAGGTTGGAACTTAGATAGGTCATTAGAATTTTTGGACCGTTTTTACACCACCTGTCAACTATCAAAGGCATCCCACATAATTATGATGGAAGATGATGTATTGATATTGAAACCTATTACCGTGAATCCTGAATGGGAACATGCTTGTGCTGACACAAAAGTTGGTAATATAATACCCGAACCGGTTCACGATTTAATTGAACAACATTGTGGTAAACGGCCAACATTTAAACAATATGGTGCCGGTGGAGGTTCAATATTTAAAGTTAAAACATTTATGGATCACTATGATACAAATATTGAATGGTTTAAAAAACATTTTGATGAAATACAATCTTATTATCCAACCATAGGTTATTTGGATTGTTTTATGAATGTCTATTATTTTTTAGCTGGCAAAGATTATTGTGTAAATTATCGTAGAGCTGACACACATAATCATAAAGCAGGATTTGATTATGAAAAATTTATAGACAATTTACCAAGCGATGTTGAGATTTTAAATAATTATAAAAAATATTATTTTAAAACCAATGATGAGGTTATAACATTTAACACAGAGCAACTAGTATGAACGACATTACAATAGTTACTGCTTTTTTTGATATTGGTAGAGGTGATTGGACTCCAGAAAAAGGATTACCACACTATCTACAACGAACAAGTAAGACCTATTTGGAAAGATTTGGCCACTTAGCCAAGTTGGAAAATCCAATGGTTGTATATACATCTAAAGAATTTTCTGATGATATACGATTTTTAAGGCAAGATAGGCCAACCGAAATACTGATTATTGATTTCAATAATTCTTTTGAAAAACTCAAAGAAGAAGTTTCTAATGTACAAAAGAATCCAGAATATCAATCGAAAATAAATCCCATGCAAGTACGCAATCCAGAATATTGGAACGCTGATTATGTGGTAGTAAATGCTTTAAAGTCGTCCTTTGTTACAAGAGCTTTACAGAGCCAACTTATAAAAACGGATTTGGTTGCTTGGTTAGATTTTGGTTACTGTCGTGATGCATCAACACTCAATGGTGTAAAAAAATGGAAATACAATTTTAACAAAGAGAAGATTCATTTTTTCAATGTTAAAGATTATGTCGATGGTACATATATTCAAGATATTATTGCAAATAATGATGTACATATTACAGGCCCATGTATTGTTGCTAGTAAGGATATGTGGCCTACACTCGAAGCATTAGTTTACCATAGTATTACTGAACTAATTAAAAATGACTTGATTGATGACGACCAAACTTTGTTGTTGATGTCATACTTACAAAAACCTGAAATATTCGAATTACATAGAGTTTCTGGTGATGATTGGTTTGTAGCTTTTAAGGAATATAATGAAGATTAAAATTGATTGCACAGCCAACCTTGGCGATTTCTGTAATGCATTACCTGTAATATCTGGTATCTCAAAATATAAAAATGAAAAAATTCATCTTATCATTAGACCAGAAATGCGTAAGTTTAATGGCATCAAAGAGTTTTTAAAATATCAACCAATGATTGAAGATGTGGATTTCTCAGATGATTTACTTGTCTTTGGTGATGTCATGACAATTAGTTCATGGACTCGTATGGACCAAGAAGATTCAAATCGTCCTATTGAGACCTGTCGTTATGAAAATTGGGTAAACGATAATTACGGAATGTTATTTGAAGTTGATGATAATTTTGAGATTCAAGTTTTCCCAATGTTTATTGATAATTTAAATGACAAAACTATTGTTGGTGATAGATGGTCTGCAAAACAAGATCCTAATGTTGATGCGAGGCGTTCTACCAATGTTATTGAGAATGGTGCAAATCTCGACCATGACAAGGTTGTATACATGGATTACTCAAAGCCACTAATGTATAATTGCAATCTTATTAAACAGAATCCCAATCCATTTATTACTACATTTACAGGTATTGGTATTATTGCTGACCTAATGAACAAAGAAACAATTGTTGGTTGGGATGAAGATATGAGGACTTGGGATGGCCATCCTGTTGAGTTTGATTTTAAACGACACTACTATGGTAATCGCAAATCAAAATTAGTTTATGTAAAAGATATTACACTATGATCATTAACATTGAACCAGGCACTTTTGGTACAATTCGTAATGGTGATATGATTGCTGTTGCGAATGTACTAGAACACATTAGAAAAACAAATAACGATCCTACAATACAGTTTCATTTGAAACCAGGAAATGTTAGCTCAGACACACATTGTCAAACATTTTATGAGATAATGTTGAAGATGACTAACTATTTCTCCAAAGAAGAAGGTACAGAGTCTTTACCTTGGAGAAAGGTCAATGTTTGGGACTTTAGAGATATCTCTGGTGACCTGGTAAAAATACACAATGATGTCGAAATGCAGAAGAAGATTGTTATTTTTCCATTGTTTGATGCACCATACAACACATACCGAAATTGGCCAAAAGAATTATTACCACACTTGATTGAAAAGTATAGTACCGAAGAATATAAAGATTATGAGAAAATAATCTGTAAGAAAGGTGAACCGACAGAAGGTTGCCCATTTGAAGGTTGGAGGTATTCTACCAACTTTGTTCAAAATTATTACCACATTACCACATCAGAAATCTTTATTGGTGGCGATACTGGTTCTAGCCATTTTGCTTGGGCTCTTGACAAAGGACCTAAAGACCTGATATACTATAACTCCAGTAGGGGACTGATACATACTCTACCATTTTACCTATTGCAGGGAAAAGGTAGAATGACAAACTATTGGTTGGATTTTGAAAATACAAAATGGAATTAAAAGACAACATTTGATGCACTATGTATCGAACCCAATCTTTCTACGATTTAGCTGTATAAATCCAAAAGTTGTATAAATAAGCGAACGGCAACCAAAGTGTGTTGCAAATCTAGTAAGGAAATCAATGTTATCATTTAAGTCATTCTTAAAAGAAGAATCTGAGACCGGTTCTGAACTTAAACACATTCATCATGCCGAAGATAGACCTTTAATGCATGGTCATTCTGGTTTTGAACACGCTCATGCAGCTTTGATGAAAGCTCATGCACACATGACCGGTGGACATAAAAGTACCAATTTGACAATGAAATATGATGGTTCACCATCCATTGTTTTTGGCCATCATCCTAAGAATAATAAATTCTTTGTTGCAACCAAATCGGCTTTCAATAAGAATCCAAAGATTAATCACACAGAAGCCGATATTGATAGAAATCATGGCCATGCACCAGGATTAGCAAAAACACTCAAACACGCTCTCAAACATCTACCAAAAGTAACACCCAAACAAGGAGTGTTTCAAGGCGACTTGATGCACCATGCAGATACCAAAACACTACACGAAGGTTATCTAGCAGAAGCTAAAGGTGATGTTTCTTTCACACCAAATACCATCACATATACCGCTAAAGGTAAAGAAGCTGACAAGATTAAAAAGTCTAAAGTTGGGGTTGTGGTTCACACCCAATATAGTCACGACTTGAAACACAATACACCCCATGTAGATACCAGTAAATTTAAAGAGCATCCAGATGTACACATTCATGGTGCTGAACATGACACAAGTAAAGTTAAACACTCGGCAGAGAACGAGAAACACTTCCAGAAACATATGGCGGCCGCCAAAGAAATTCATGACACACATGGTCACAAAATGTATGATTCTATACACAAAAATCATAGTGGAGAAGCTGGCCACCTATCGACATACATAAACAAGACAGTAAGACACGATGAAGTGCCTAGTGTAAAAGGTTTTAAAGAACACTTACATGATGTTCATTCTAAAATGGCTGCAAAAGTTAAAACTGATAAATCGAAATCAGAAAAAACAAAACAGGGAGAGTCTGAAATCTCTCATGTTGAAAAACACAAAGCACATTATGGAAACTTATTGTCAATGCATCACCATTTACACCAAGCCAAAAACGCTTTGGTTAAATCATTAGAAACACATGAGGGACATTACCAACACCATATTGAAGGTAAAAAGTCTAAACCTGAAGGTTTCGTAGTTCATCACGACAGTCAACCAACCAAATTGGTTAACCGTGCTGAATTTGCTAAACAAAATTTATTAAAAGTTAGAAAATGAAATCTTTTTTAGAGTTAGTCGAAGAAACAAAACAAGGCGAAAAACACCATGTAATGACCTTTGGTCGGATGAATCCACCAACCACAGGTCATTTAAAGTTAATCGACAAAGTAAAAGAAGTCGCCGATAAAAATAAAGCCAGTCATTCTGTTGTGGTTTCTCACTCACAAGATTCTAAGAAGAATCCACTATCTGGTGAAACCAAAGTCAAACATCTTAAAAGATATTCTCCAGGTACTCATATTGAATCATCCTCAAAAGAACATCCAACATTCTTACACCACGCAGAAAAGTTACACAAAGCTGGCGTCACCCATTTACACATGGTAGTTGGTTCTGACCGTGTTAAAGAAATGAAAGAAAAACTTAACCAGTATAATGGCACACATAAAGGTGCATTATACAACTTTAAGAAAATTACTGTACACTCAGCAGGTCATCGTGATCCTGATGCAGAAGGTTCTGAAGGTATGTCAGGCACCAAAATGCGTAGTCATGCGGCTTCAGGTAATTATAAAGAGTTTAAAAAAGGCGTTCCTGGTCATGTTGCCGACCACCATGCAAAAGAACTCTATCATGATACACGCAAAGGTATGGGAATACACGAAAATATCAATCGTGGACTATTCAAGGCTATCTTTGTTACTGGTGGTCCAGGTTCGGGTAAAGATGTTATCATTCGTGAAGCCATTGCAGAATCAAGAGCAGTAGAATTGAATGCTACGCAAGCCTTTGATTACCTTGCGGATAAACAAAAACTTGCAGAAAAAACAAGTGATTTCCGTAGAGAATCTATCAGAAACCGTGGTCCTCTAATTATCAATGGACCAGCAGATAACATTGATAAGATTAACCATATTAAAGAAGAACTGGAAGAATTAGGTTATTCCACAATGATGGTGTTTGTCAATACAACAAACGAAATTAGTCAAGAAAGAAACACCAAACTGTCTAGGATGATGGTCGAATCGATTAGATATGACAAGTGGTCACAATCTCAGAAAAACAAAAGACTTTTTTCAGAATCTTTTGGTGATTTTATACAAATTGACAATACTGGTTCATTGGAATCAATTGAACAAGATATCACAAATACCTACATAAATATAAATGCATTTATAGAAAATAAATCCTATAATGAAGTATCATTATCATGGCTCGAAAACCACGGTAAGTTAAATATAGGTGATAAACTCGATATTATTAAGGAAGAAAGAAATGTTCAAAGCGCTAATAAATTTATTCAGATCAAAACCAATCGTGGACTCAAAGCCGCCGGTCTCGGCAGTATCCCAGCCGACAATCGTGCAGGAGACCCCAACGCAGACGACATCAAGTGGGACGCACCAAAAAGAACAAAAACCTACACGTTCCGAACCTACAGCGAAGAAAGCAAGCCCACGCTCACGATCAACCCAGTCCCAAAAGAAGCCAACTTCTCCAAAGACAAAGAAAAAGTAAAGAATAAAAAACGATATTCGGATGCCCCAACAGTAAGTCAAAGACTACGAAACACCACGGGTGTGGGGCCAGAATTCGATACACGCCAGCAGGGAACAGTATATCCCATGTCCGGTCTTGGCGATGTAACATACAGAGAACAAAAAGAATTTAATAGTTTTAGAAAAACAATTAAAGAATACAAAGGATTTCAGAATGATACTTCCATATCGGATATGGGAGTAGGTGGTGTTCTGAACGGTGCGACAAATTTTGAGCCCATGCAGTCTTATAAAGATGCAGAACGAAATATTGGTGTGGCTATTACCAAAAAGAAAAAACCTGTAAAAGAAGATGCGGTGAGTAAGTTAGAAACTGGTTTAACTAAGTTACAGAAAACCGATTATGACACTATTGATAAGTTGATGACAAGAATCTCTAAAGATGAGAAAACAACAGGTAAAGATTTACATGACGATTTTGTAAAAAAACACGGTAAGGTACCGGACAATTGGATAAAAGACAAAAAACAGGAGAAATAAAATGTTTGTCAATAAGTTAAAGATGGATAAAATTGCTGAAGCAGTTAAAAAGTGTATGGACGAAGCCGACTTGGAAGAAACGGGTCTACGCAAAGCCGCCTATGCTGCTCACACCAAAGGCGAAAAAATGTTTTCGTTTAAAGGCAAAACATATCCTGTTAAAGTTCAAGGCGAAGAAGTTTCATATGGTAAAGAGATAAAAGAAGCTTCTTGTGAAGATGAAGTAAAAAAACATGAAAAAAGATTACATGGCAAAGATGGCGAAGTCAGTAAGCATGTAGATAAGATGCACAAAGAAGAATTATCGCCAAAACAAAAGAAGATTGCTAAACTCAATCATCCAAAAGATGAAATTGATGCTGGTGATTTGGCCAAATTACGTGGTGAAGAAACTGAATTAGACGAAGCTGAAAAAGTGGCGACTGCTACAGGTATGAAAGTTTATGGTTCTTCTTATGGTGATTCAGCGAGAGCTCGCCGTGATCAAGTTAAGAAAGAAATTGATACAATCAAAGGTCCTACAACTAAACAACTAGTTGGTGTTGAAAAAGAAAAAGTTAAGAAAGAAGAATTCTTCAAAGATAAATTAATCTCTAATTACATTGAAGAAGAATCTTTATTCGAAGATGAACTACAAGAAGTTCTTTCTAAAGATGCAACTGCTGGTGATTGGATTAGTGATTTTGTTCATTCAGATAATCCTAAGTTTGAAGGTAAATCTAAAAAGATGCGTCAAAAGATGGCACTTGCAGCCTACTATGCAAAAAAGAATGAATCGGTAGATGATAGTTATCCTGTAACAACAGACACCGTTGCTGGCCGTATGCCAGGTGGAGTGTCAAATACCTTCAAACAATTCAAAGTGAAAGTTTCAGCTAAAGATAAAGAAGCGGCTGAAACAAAAAATACAATTCCAAACTCCGATCCAATGAACTTGACTGCTCGTGACCCACATGTTGGCCATGGTGGTTTGGTATCGATTCCTCCAGCAGGTGTTGTTCGTAAAGAAGAAGTTGAATTGGATGAAGCAACTCCACCAAAGAATACAGATGTTGCAGATAAATCTTACTTGAAAGATATGGGTAAAAAACCTACTGTTAAATCTGATCTGAAAAACTTCAAAAACTTTTTAACTGGTAAAAAAGAAACAAACGAAGGTAAACAACCAGAAACAGATAATGTTCCTTTTGTAACAAATGCAGACCAACCTCCTTTTGATGGTCCATACAAAAAAATTGATAAAACAACAACCGATAAATCTGGTGCGAAACACACACCAATGAGCCGTGCAAAAGATTTGGCTCAATCAGCAATGAAACGTGTTAAAACAGAAATGCTGGGTAAGGCTCCTGGTAATAACGGTTAAGGTACAAGATGAGTTTATCTAAAAAACTGAAGATGATTATTAAAGGTGAACCAAAGCCCACCTTTGGCACCGATCCTAACGAACCATGGTCAGTTCGTGCAGGTATCACGGAAGGTGAGGCTGGATTTTTATCTTCTTATTTAAAGTCGAGGGGAATTAATCCTGAATTTGTAAGTAGAGATACAAAAATTTCACATGCCAAATCGGCTGAATTTTTCAAGTGGAAAAGAGACCATAGATTTGATGATCCAGCAGATACCGTATCTTCTGTTACAAGGGATAAAATGAAAGCCCAAAGAGAAGAAGTGCAGGTCGATGAAGCCAAAACTATTCAAGGCACGGCTTTAGATAAGTTTCGTCAGGCTGCAGCAGAAAGAGCAAGAAAACACGATGACATCGAAAGAGAAATGAAAGCTCGTCATGCTGCTGGTAAAGAAGATATGAAAGGTTCTATCGACCGTTTAGAAAAACAATTGAACAAAGAAGAATCTGGCATCAGCAAAGCAAAAGAAACCTCATTTCATAAAAAATTGGATACTTTAGTTCATAACACCTTTGGTAAAAGAAAAGATGAATTGAAAATGAAAGAAGAAGTTGAATTGAAGGAAGTTAAAAATTATCCATTTAGTTATCGTGCAACATATCATGATCCTGATACGAATAAAATTACTCATATGATGGATTTTAAACATAAAAGCTTAGATGCAGCTAAAAAACATGCAGAAGGTTCTAGACTGCAACGTAGAGATGGTAAAGAAGATATCCTTCATTCGGTCGTTCAAGTTAAAGAAGAAGTTGAACAGGTTGATGAAATTTCGAAATCAACATTAGATTCATATAAAGATAAATCTTCAGCCAGCCTTAAAAATGCTAAGATAAACCGGGATGCAGCAGAACCAGGTAAAAATATGTCTAAAGCATTCGCTGATTTGCATGCCAAGTCCAATGCAATTGCCAAGAAGCGTGTAAAAGGTCTGATGGGTTATCTTCAACGCAAACAAGGTGTAAAACCTATGGGTGAAGATGTCTATCAAGATCCACAAGCAGCAACTCAGACAGCCTTTGATATGGGAACTCAAGCTGATGACAGAGAACCCACCTATTCTCGTAAAAAAGAAATGTCCAAGTCTGCTCGGATGATTAAATCTTTGTATAAGAAACACAAGATGGTGAAAGAAGAACTTTACGATCACGAAAAAGAAGATAAGTCCGTATCAACCTATGGTAAGAAACCAAAGGTCGAAAAGGTACAAGATGATGGTGACGAAAATAACCAAGCATCTATGGTGTTAAAAGGTGGCAAGACACTAACGGGTCAAACTAGAGATACCCTCGAAATTGATCCTGTAATGAGAAAACCATCAAGTCCTGATAACAAAAACAGCAGTACGAAAACAGATAAATAAACACAACCAAAGGTTAACAAGGAGAAAAAGATGTCATTATTTTGGGGCAATACAGACCGTGCTAATAGCGAACCGCTACTTCCAGAGAATAGAGAAGTTCGTGAGGTAGCCGTATTAATAACCGCCAATGCAACTGCACTTGGCACCAATGAAATTATATTTACAACCAGTCCAGCTGCAGCAGGTGTTGCAAATGGAATGTATGTTTATGCAACCGCAAATAACGGATTATCAAGATTCTTTGATGGATCTATTATTGATGAAGATGATATTGCTTTCAAACGCAGTAACAATAGTGTTGCAGTATTAAGAACAGGTACAGCAAATGTTCGTGTTCAGTTTGCAAACAATACGATTGCACCAATTGGTGCTGGCCAAACCATTTATTTTGCTACAGCTGTTAATCATGGCACAAATGCAGCTTCACGGTTTGCCAACGATACAATCTTGGTAACAAGCACTCGTTTAGCAAATGCTTTAATTGCTGGTGCAAACTCTGGTATTCATCAAGGATGGAATCGTTTTACATATAAAATGAATAATGATGGTACAAAACGTCAACTAAGAGAAACATTAATTGTTCTTGCTAATCCAACTGCATTGAACGTAAGTTCTGGCAATACAAGCACAAACTCTGTGTTCCGAGGCGTTTAATTTTTTAATATAAGAAAATGGGTATTCTATCCCCAGAATATCCTTTTCTTTTTTTATGTGTAAAAAATGATTGATGATTTGAATGACGACAATTTTATGATATATGCAGTTAAGTGCTATAATGCACCACATTGTATTATGTCCGAATTCGAAAGTGATATCAAACGAACAAAGTATTTAAAGAGGTTGTTTCGTAGGTATAAAATTACAAAATCTCTTAAAGAGAGATTGATATTGAATCATATTATTTTATTGAATAATGTTTTTGGTCCAGAACACACGGCAAGAATATTGTTCTATAAAATAGACGAAAGAGATTATGATATTTTGAAAACTTTTTTGTCTTATCTGAATATAGTTCCCGAAATGGTTTATGGAGTTAGAGGTAAAAACATTCCGGTTGCAGAAATTCCAATAGATAATAATATCGCAGAGATACTTAAACGAATATGAAAACATTTAAACAGTTCCTAGAAGAAGATTACTTGGATGAAAAATCTCCAGCATGGCAGCGATCTGCCGGCAAAAATCCAGAAGGCGGTTTAAATCGTAAAGGTATCGCATCTTACCGCAGAGAAAATCCTGGTTCTAAATTGTCTATGGCTGTTACAACAAAACCATCCAAATTAAAACCTGGTTCTAAATCAGCAAATCGTAGAAAATCATTTTGTGCTCGTATGGGTGGCATGAAGAAAAGATTAACTTCAGCTAAAACAGCGAATGATCCGGATAGCCGTATCAATAAAGCATTAAGAAAGTGGAATTGCTGATGAAATCATTTAAACAATATCTTGGTGAAGATTTAAGACAATGGTTTAAACAAAAGTGGGTTCGCATGGACACCAAAGGTAATATTAAAGGCGACTGTGCAAGAGAACCAGGTGAAGGTAAACCAAAGTGTTTACCCCAAGCAAAAGCTCATGCAATTGGTAAAGAAGCTCGTGCTTCTGCTGCTCAAAGAAAGCGTAGAGAGGATCCTAATCCAGAACGCCGTGGTGCGCCAATCAATGTAAAGACAGAAGAAGTCGATGAAGCCTGTTGGGATGGATATACAGCCAAAGGTTTAAAGAAAAAAGGCAATCGCATGGTGCCTAATTGTGTACCAGAGGAAGTTGAATCTATTGATGAAAAGAATGTACCAACAAGTCCAGAAAAGTGGGCTCGTGCTAAGGCGGCCGCCAAATCCAAATTTGCAGTATATCCATCCGCATATGCAAATGGATGGGCATCGAAAAAATATAAAGCTATGGGTGGTGGATGGAGAACCGAAGAAACAGTTAGTGAAGATGGCGCAATGGGTGGTTCTGCTGGTCCAACTAATGTGGTCGGCACTGGTGCAATTGCCGGAACAGGCGGTAAAGGCGGTGAACCAGGAGTTTATCTGCCAAGAAGAAAAAAGAGTGCCGTATTGATGAATATGATTAAAAGAAAGGCAACACAGTAATGTGGTTGTTGAATTGGGTACCTAATTTTGTAATTCACCTGATGGTCATAGCAGGTGTGTTGGGTATTATTGTCAGCTGGTTCTTCAGTTTCATGCCTTTTGTTAGTCAATATAAATTACCCATACAAATCATTTCGACACTTGTGCTTGTGTTAGGCATTTGGATTGAAGGTGCCAACAGTAACAACAATGCGTGGTTACTAAAAATAAAAGATATGGAAGTCAAAGTCGCACAAGCTGAAACACAATCAGCCAATGTAAACACTATTTTGGTTGAAACAATCGTTGAAAAAGAAAATATCATTAAGGATAAACAAAATGAAATTAAGAGTGCAATCAATAAGCATGTTACTGATAACTGTCGTTTGTCTAACGCTTCTGTCAGCTTGTTCAACAGTTCCAGTCAAGCAGAACTTCCCGACAGCGCCATCCACACTATTACGGGAACCTCAGAAATTACAATCTCTGAACTCCTCAACACAGTCAACAACAACAACGCAACCTACTACAAACTCGTTGAACAAGTAAAAGGTTGGCAAGACTGGTATTACAAGAATAAACAAATATATGAGAGTATCAAATGATGAGCTCTTGGTTCGATGAAATAGTTACACCAGATGAAATACTTTATGTTATTCTAGCATTATTATTTTTTACTTGCATATATGCACTCTGGAGACTCAATCAAGATAAAAAGAATACAATCTCTATTATAGACTTAGTTGCTATTAATGGTAAATTAAATGAACGCAAATTTAGTAGATTTGGTGCATGGATTGTTAGTACTTGGGGATTCATATATTTGATTGCAAATGATAAACTATCTGAATGGTATTTTGTTGGATATATGGGTGCTTGGGTAGCTAATGCTTTAATTGGTAAAGCCATTAAAGATCCAAATGGTGAAGAAACACCAACACCGAAAGAATGATAGTGATTACCTCAGAACAATTACAAAAATTAGGAATTTCAGCTGATTGGTGTGATGTACTGAATGTTCTTTTGCCTATATATGGTATAGACTCTCCACAGAGGATTGCGTCATTTATAGCTCAATGTTCGCATGAATCGGGACATTTTGAGAAACTAATAGAGAATTTAAATTATGGTGCCAAAGGTTTAGTGATGACTTGGCCAAAAAGATTTACATCACCAGAACTAGCGAATAAGTATGCTAGACAACCTGAAATGATTGCAAATTATGTGTACGCAAATCGTTTGGGTAATGGTGATGAGTTGAGTGGAGATGGATGGAAATACAGAGGTAGAGGTCTGATTCAATTAACAGGTAAATATAACTATCAAAAGTTTGCCGATACTGTTGGAATGGACTTAGAACAAGTAACTAGGTATCTAGAAACCAAACAAGGTGCAGCTGAGGCAGCTTGTTTATTCTGGAAGAACAATAAACTCAACTCATATGCAGATGTCGGTGATATTAGAGGTATGACTAAAGTGATTAATGGCGGATACATTGGTTTGCCTGAGAGGGAAGAGAATTATAGAAAAGCGCTGAATATTTTAGGAACATAAAGATGGAAAACGGCAAAGGAATGGTAGACGTTCAAATTGATGTTGGTGTTTTGAAAACTCAAGTATTGACTTTATCCGCTTTATGTAATAAAATGGATCAAGTTATAGAGAAACTCGTGGATCAGCACGACAGACATATAGCGAAAGTGTATGCCGACATGGACCAGCGTAGAATAGAAACAGAAAAAGACATCAAAGAGATCCATGAACGGATTGATACCGTATTGGATAAGATGCAAGATTCGAATGAAAAAATTATGGAAGAATTTAAATCTTTAAGAAAAGATATGGCAGAACATAATAAAAAAGAAAAAGAAGCTTTGGATACAATTTTGAAGTGGAAATGGATGATTGCCGGCGGTATACTTGTTTTTTCCTACTTGATTTCTCATATAAATTTTGATACACTATTACACCTAAGTAAATAATTTTTACCATTTTTGAAGTGAATATATCATGAGTGTCTTTATAGACAGAACTTTCCTACTCCGCATTTCACCAAAACTACAAAGGTTTTCTCAAAAGAAAGACGACCTTTATAATTTTCGGTGCCCCTTGTGTGGAGATTCTCAAAAGAATAAAACAAAATGTCGTGGTTACATTTTTCGAAAGAAGAATGACTACTTCTACATGTGCCATAACTGTGGCGCATCCTGTTCTTTTTATAACTTTTTAGATAGAGTTGATCCTACACTCATTAAAGAATATTCACTTGAAAGATATAAAAATGGAGACAATAACAAATCCAACCATAGTGAGCCAAATTTCGAGGAGTATAAGTCGCCAGCGCCCATCTTCAAAAAGGCCTTGGAACTTCCTACAATTGACTCATTACCAGAGGCGCATTTTGCTAAGAACTATGTTCAGCAAAGACGGATTTCGAAAACCTTTTACTCGCAACTATACTTTGCGGAAGATTTCGCAGCCTTCATACAAGGTCTTGGGATTGAAAAAGAGGGACTTCACAAAAATGACCAACGCCTCGTTATTCCGTTCTACGATAAAGAAAAGAATCTTGTTGCAATACAGGGGAGAGCGTTAGGAGAATCTAAATTAAGATATATCACTATCAAGTTACATGATGATAACCATAAAGTCTTTGGTGCTGATAGGATAGACGAGGACAAGACGATATATGTGGTGGAAGGTCCTATTGACAGCCTGTTCTTAGACAATGCTGTTGCTACGGCAGACAGTAACTTGGAATCAATCACATCTATATACGACAAGAGTAAAGTAGTATTGGTATTTGATAATGAACCTCGCAATAAAGAAATCATTAAAAAAATTGATGATGCGATAGAAAAACATTATCATGTAGTGATTTGGCCAGAAATGATTGAAACTAAAGACATTAACGATATGATACTGGATGGATTCTCACCAGATGAAATCCAAGACATTATAAGTAAATGCACATTCGTTAATTTGAGAGCAAAAGCAGAACTTGTGAATTGGAAAAAAGTATAAAATTATGAAGGTGGAATTATTATCATACACACAGCCGGCCCAACACTTTGCTGAAAACTTAACTGAACTTATTGCCTTCTGTGCAAGAGTTTCAAATCCAAGTAATCAAGCAAACCATGAAACCAGTGAGAAGTTAATTCGTTATCTTATTAAACACCAACATTGGTCTCCACTTGAAATGGTGAGTATATGTTTGGAGATTGAAACAACTCGTGACATTGCAAGACAAATATTGCGGCACCGTTCTTTTTCATTCCAAGAGTTCTCTCAGAGATATGCTGTGGCTGATTTGGGTTTTGAATTTAAAGAAGCTCGGTTACAAGATGAAAAGAACCGACAAAATAGTATTGAAACAACAGATGTTGGTTTACAATTGAATTGGGAAACACAACAAGACTATGTGGTTGCTGCATCAGAAAAAGCATATCGTTGGGCAATAGAACACGGTATTGCAAAAGAACAAGCTCGTGCGGTTTTACCTGAAGGCATTACAGTATCAAGGTTGTATATGAATGGAACTCTACGGTCGTGGGTTCACTATATACAGCTTCGTAGTGGAGTAGAAACACAAAAGGAACATCGAGAAATTGCTTTGGCTTGCGTAGATGCAATCGAACCAATTTTTCCAATGATTAAAGAATTCGTCAAATAAAAATAACAACAAGGCAAAAAATATATGGAATACCTAGGCATTAACGTAGATTTAGAACGAGATAAACTTTTTGATGAATTAGGAATTAAGCGATTACAAGAATCGTACATGAAAGAAGATGAAACATCACCACAACATAGATTTGCATTTGTATCAAAATCATTCGGAACAAACCAAGAACATGCGCAAAGATTATATGAATACAGCAGTAAGCATTGGCTCTCTTATTCTACTCCCATTCTTTCTTTTGGTCGTAGTAAGCGTGGCATGCCTATATCATGTTTTCTTAATTATATTGAAGATACTGCTGAAGGATTAGTTGATAATCTATCAGAAACTAATTGGCTTTCTATGCTCGGGGGTGGTGTTGGTATTGGCTTTGGTATTCGTTCAGCAGACGATAAATCTACTGGCGTCATGCCTCACCTCAAAATCTATGATGCCGGTTCTTTGGCATACCGGCAAGGTCGGACTCGCAGGGGTAGTTATGCTGCTTACCTCAACATTTCTCATCCGGACATTATTGGGTTTTTAGAAATGCGTAAGCCGACTGGTGATCCAAACCAGCGTTGTTTAAATTTACATCATGGTATTAATATCACAGATGACTTCATGCATATCATTGAGCAAGCCATGTTGGATCCAGAATTTGATGATTCTTGGAATTTAATCGATCCAGCATCTAAAGAAGTTCGTGAAACTGTATCTGCAAAGATGTTATGGCAAATGATTCTAGAATTACGTATGCATACTGGTGAACCATACATTCATTACATCGATACAAGTAACAAACATTTACCTGAATGGTTGAAAGCTAAAGGTTTGAAAGTTCACCAATCAAACCTGTGTTCTGAAATCATTCTGCCTACGAATGAAGAAAGAACGGCAGTATGTTGTTTATCTTCTTTAAATTTGGAAACTTATGATGAATGGAAAAATAATGAACTATTTCTTAAAGACGTTGCTGAAATGCTCGATAACGTGCTCAATTACTTTATTGATAACGCTCCTGATGCTATCTCTCGTGCCAAATACTCCGCTCAACGAGAGCGTTCTATTGGCATCGGTGCTCTCGGGTTTCATGCTTATCTACAGCGTAACGGAATCGCTTTTGAAGGGGTTATGGCGAAAGTGGCCAATAACAGAATCTTCAAATCAATTCGAGAGGGACTAGATGCCGCTAACATTCAACTGGGAAAAGAGAGAGGTGAAGCACCCGATGCGGAAGGCACTGGTCGTAGGTTCAGTCATCTTATGGCTATTGCTCCCAATGCTTCTTCTTCTATCATCATGGGAAACACTTCTCCCTCTATTGAGCCCTACCGTGCAAATGCATATAGACAAGATACTTTATCCGGTTCTTTCTTAAATAAGAATAGATGGTTGAATGAATTAATTATTAAACTATCACATGATAAACCAGCCGAATGGTATGATGATGTTTGGTCATCTATTATTGCTAACGATGGTTCGGTTCAACATTTAGAATGGATGTCCCAACACGATAAAGATGTATTCAAAACATCCATGGAGATTGACCAAAGGTGGGTGATTGAATTGGCTGGTGATAGGCAACAATATATCGACCAAGCACAATCATTGAACTTATTCTTTAGACCAGATGCACATATCAAATATATTCATGCTATTCATTTTATGGCATGGAAAAAAGGACTGAAAACTCTTTATTATTGCCGTTCTGAAAAGATCGGTAAAGCAGATAAAGTTTCTAAGAGAATTGAACGTAATGTTATCAAAGAGCTTGATATGACACAGATTGCTCAAGGTAACGATTGTATTGCTTGTGAAGGATGAAATGTTAGAAACAATAACAAGATTGTATTAACCTCAGGTAAACTTTCAGGAGAATTAAAATGACTAAGTTATTTCATGCAATGGTAGTGATGTTTGCTTTTGCCGTAGTAATTCATTTCACAACTGACGCTAGAGCAGCAGTAATTGCTTCAGCAGATAATAACGATGGCGGAAAAATGGTTTTAACTGATGAACCGTGCGTTATAGGGGGTAAAACATTTTCTGATGCTTGGCAAGCTTATAGTTTTAATTCTTCAGGATTGGTTCTTCCAGGTTGTTTTAATATATCACTTGATGGTTCGTCAGTAAAAGTTATATGGGCTGACGGCGATGAAATTGTATATTCAACGAAAAGTTTTACACCAACAAGAAAATCAAAACCTAAAGAAAAACTTAGGACTAATTGGTGGCGGTAAAATAATATAATGAGTTTTATAATAGCAAATTTGCCAGCAGTAAAATGTTTTGTTCGCAAAGAGTTTCTCTATGACTTTGAGAAAGGTCATGGAGAACTTGAACCTTGCTGGTGGGTGAGTATTAAATCATTGAGAGGTCAAGCATTTCGTATCGAATCATATTTAAATCACTATGGTGCATTATACGATAAACTTCCTCTACATGCTTATTGTTGGAAACCAATTGAAGGTGAGCCTTTACCATTAGATTATCTGCAACTTTGGGATTGTCTTTCTTATGATATTACAGTAATAAAAAAAGCACAATTGCAGTCAATGAAGTGCAAAATTAAATTAAAAAGTGGTGGTTGGGCTTATGGTGAATACATGTTTACTGTGGACTCAGCTCATCCTGACTTTAACACTTTAGATACTGGTTTTTCTGAAGATGTGGAAGATCACAAGTCTTATAACTTTATTAAGTTGGATAACGGGCAATTTGCAGCACAGCCCAACAATCGAATGATAGTGTTGGAACCTAGCAGTAACCCAAAAGAATTAAAAATGCCAGACTTCAAAGTAGCAACTAAGCGTTGGTCGGTTGAAACCGATCCTAAGTGGGCTCTTGGAGATACAAACACAGTAATGTACGAAAGAAAAGAAAAATGATTAAAAAAATAGAATCGAGGCTAACCGATGAACGGACATATTTTAAACCTTTTAATTATGCTTGGGCTTATGATGCATGGCTTAAGCATGAGCAATCTCACTGGTTGCATACTGAAGTTCCAATGTTGGAAGATGTCAAAGATTGGAAAAAGAAGCTCACCAAAGAAGAAAAACAATTCCTTACACACATCTTTCGATTCTTTACCCAAGGAGACATTGACGTTGCTGGTGGTTATGTTAATAATTATCTTCCTTATTTCCCACAACCAGAAATTAGGATGATGTTGTTGGGGTTTGCTGCAAGAGAAGCACTACACATAGCTGCATATTCACACTTAATCGAAACCTTGGGTCTTCCAGACACGACCTATAATGAGTTTATGGCCTACGCAGAGATGAAAGAGAAACATGATTATATCATGGACATCTCAGGCAAAAATACCACAAAAGAAAATACAGCAACACATATTGCTGTATTCTCAGCGTTCACCGAAGGTATGCAATTATTCTCGTCATTCATTATGTTGTTGAACTTTCCACGGCACGGTAAAATGAAAGGTATGGGCCAAATCGTAACTTGGTCGATTGTTGATGAAACACAACATACTGAGAATATGATTAAGTTGTTCAGAGCATACATTCAAGAAAATAATGAGATATGGAATGATGAATTAAAAGGTCGTCTATATACAATAGCTGAGCGTATGGTAGAATTAGAAGATAAATTTATTGACTTAGCTTTTGCTATGGGTGCAATGGAAGATTTATCTTCAGAAGATGTTAAAAAGTATATTCGTTATATTGCAGACCGCCGATTGATTTCTTTAGGACTCAAAGGTGTGTTTAAAGTGAAAAGAAATCCTTTACCATGGGTTGAGGAAATGATTAATGCACCAACACACACCAACTTCTTTGAGAACAGAGCAACCGATTATGCAAAAGGTGCTTTGTCTGGAGATTGGGGTGATGTGTGGGCCAAATAAGGAATCTATATGACAAACAAAGTACTTTCAGGCGATTGCCTCAACTGTGAATCACAATATAGCGTAGAATTTATGGAAGAAGAAGTATCTCAAGATTTACCTGAACATTGTCCGTTCTGTGGAGAACGAATCGAAGAATTATCCGAAGAATATATAGAGGATGATCAAGATGAAATGGACAATGGAGAATGGGACTAAACTGGCAATATAATGGTAAAGAATTTACGGAAGACTTAATTGGTAATAATTACGGGTTCGTGTATCAGATAACTAATCTGACGAATGGTAGAAAATACATAGGCAAGAAATTCTTTTATTCTGCCAAAACCAAGCAGGTCAAAGGTAAAAAGAAAAAGATTAAAGTACCAAGTGATTGGCAAACTTACTATGGAAGTAGTGACATTCTTAAGCAAGATGTGTTACAATTAGGTCACGACAAATTCAATCGTGAAATATTACATCTTTGCCAATCTAAAGGTGAATGTGGTTATCTTGAAGCTAAAGAACAGTTCGTCCGTGGTGTTATGGAAACGGAAGATTACTACAACACTTGGATTATGGTAAGGGTGAGAAAATCACATATCAAGGACTATAATGCTAGACTTCTTAAAACCAATGAAACAAGAGAGCTTTGACTTTTTAACTTTCTTAGCTGGTGATACCGATAATGAAATTGCAATTGTAGGACAAGAGTATGCCAATAAAGGCGAACCGATTGGTGGAAACGAACTAGGTTTGACTTATCACATTGTTCTGTTCAGAGATAGTAAGACTGATAAGGACGCCTACGGTGACTTGGATTCATTTGAGGCAATACTTGCCGATCCACTAGAATATATTTCTGGATTAATACCAGGTGGATTCTATGGTATAATTGCAAAGAAAACTACCACATCACAAAAAATCATCGACAAACTACTTGACACAATGAAGAAAACAATGTAGGATGTAACTTTTAGAAACTATTGAAAGTTTGTTATGATTCTCGTTGATTTAAATCAAGTACTACTATCTGGCCTAATGGCACAGATTTCAAACCAAAAGGGGTTGAAACTGGATGAAAGTCTAGTTCGGCACCTGATTCTTAATATTCTCCGTATGCACATCAGAAACTTCCGTAAGGATTATGGTGATGTTGTTTTATGTTGTGATAATCGCAAGTATTGGCGTAAAGAATATTTTCCATTTTACAAAGCAGGTCGTAAGAAAACCAGAGAAAAGTCCGATTTAGATTGGCATATGATTTTTGATATGTTAGCCAAATTCAAATCAGAACTCCGTGAAAACTTTCCTTACAAAGTAATCGATGTTGAAGGAGCTGAAGCTGATGATATTATTGGTACACTGGTGCCGATATATGCTAAACATGAAAAAGTTTTGATTCTATCGAGTGATGGTGACTTTCTACAATTACAGTATTATGGTGACAATGTTAAGCAGTATAATCCTGCACAAAAGAAGTTTGTCAAATCGGTTGATCCTCGTATCGAACTAAAAGAGAAGATTATTCGTGGTGACAAAGGTGATGGTATTCCTAATATATTCTCTCCTTCTGATTGTTTTGTTCGAGATTTGCGACAGAAACCAATCACCAAAGGAGTTTTGGATAAGTATCTAAAAGAAGATGTAAGTAATTATAATGAAACAGACAAGGCAAATTATTCTAGAAATGCCACACTAATTGACCTTACACATATACCACCAGAGATCAAAGAAAAAATTATAAATACATATGATGAAACAAAACCGGCATCTCGCCAAAAGTTGTTGAACTATTTTATAGAACACAAACTAAAAAACCTAATGGATGTAATTGAGGAATTTTGATGAAAAATATTTACGAAGTATTTGATGAGTTTGAAGAAGCTAAAAACAAAAAAGAAAGAATGGAAGTAATTGAAAGGAATCTATCAAAAACTTTGGTAGATGTTTTGCAGTTCACTTTTCATCCAGATTGTAAATGGAAAATTAAAGAAATGCCAGACAACTACAAGATTCCTGATACTAAACCAGGAATTTCAACATGTCAACTTTCAACTGAAATTAGAAAGTTATATTTGTTTCAAGAAGGTCATCCAGAAGCAGAAAAGTTATCTCCTAGGAGACAGAATGAACTATTGATTCTTTTACTCGAATCACTAGAACCCCGTGAAGCTGAAGTTATTATTGGGATCTTTAGAAAAGATCAAGGTGTGAGAGGTTTGGATTATAAGTTTGTCAAAGAGGCATTTCCAACACTAATACCTTAATTCAATGCATGAAAAAGAAAAAATAATAATCGTCACTGGTGAATTTGATCCTCTGGATATAGAAGGTCTAAAGTTTTTAAAGAAATGTAAACGTAAAGGCGATTGGTTAATTGTTGGTTTACATTCTGATTGGTGGATGGTGTATTCGGTTGGAGGGTTTGTACAAAATTATGATACTCGCCGTGAAATACTTTCCAATATTAAGTGTGTGGATGAAATTTTCACATTTAATGATACTGATGGTACCGTTTGCCAATTATTAAAAATTGTGAAGATTTGTTATCCACATTCTGATATAACTTATGTGTCAAATATGGATATGCATAATATGCCAGAAACAAAAATTAAAGGCATTACTTTTGAAACGGTAAGATAGGAGACGCAGGTGACCAAGTTTGTAGGTAAATTTCGTAAGAATCAGGATTACAATGAGGATTATGAATACACAAAAAATGTTTTACATAACAAGAAACGCAATAACGAACATCCTGAAGTAAAGAAGCTGAAAGTTCAGGAAAGAAAAAATTTTGATTTATTCGATGAGTATTCGGAAAACGATTAATTTCACCTTATAAAAAAAGTCATGTTTACCACTACAATATGATTTTTCTCATATAAGTATCGGTGTCCTGTTTTAAAATGATTGCTTTAGGACCTTATGGTACCAAAAGTGTGTCATAAAAACAACATATAGCTTGACATCACACCAAAACTAGTGTATTATTGTAGATTCCAGTCAGGATTCTATATTATGATTATACACAGTTACATTCCAAAACAGAAAAAACGCAAAGTTCCAAAATCCGTGAAGATTCAACACGAAGATTGGTTAAAATCAATTTCCAAAATACCACGGATTTGTAATAAAACAAATTCCAGAGTGGTAACTAAATCGGTGCCTATTCTTAAAGTTCCGGCTGGCAGAGAAACTCCCCTATGCGTTTCCATTGATACAGGTTTTATACCGTGTACCAAAAAATCCCAAAATTCATATACAGGCGAAAAGATGAAAGGTGTAGCAACCATGCACAAGTCTAATGCTGTTCCTGTATTCACAGATAAAGAAGCACAAGAAATTTCAAGTATGAGGAGGTAATAAATGATTACAAATGAAGAATGGGAAGATTATAAAGATTACCTTTTAGATTTAACGAAGGAAGAGCTTGAAGTTGAGTTAAAATGGTTAGAATCTGTAGGCCAAGCGAAAAAAAGAGGCAGCGTAGTCAGCTGTATTGAAAATTATACTATACAATGAGATGAAAATGTTACAACAATGGGAAGAATCACAAATTTATCGTGGCGTAGATGAAATTATATTCAATTTACGACACATTCCGGCTCAAGATGTCGCTTATTTTCTTGTAAAGTTCAATCCGAATCTTGCGGAAGAGCTGGCATCAGCATTAGAGCAACAAATTTTTGATAAAAACGAAGGAAGTAAGCATGAATGAGCAAAATCAACCTCTAATTTTCTCGGAACGAGCGGATGATGAAGAAATTCCAGCGTGGAAACGCTTGGATATCGTTACTAGAAAATGGGCAGCGTTAACCGGCATGGAAAAAGACCTTTCCGACTACCAAAAAATGAAAGAAATGTATCAATAAGCGTCCTGTTGCTAAAAAACAACGCTTTTTTTCGAAATATCTTGACGGAACCTTGGATTCCTGTATAATAATGGAATTAACTAGGAGATTTCATGCAATTACAAGACACCAAATCATTACTTGCCAAACTAATGGCAACAGAAAACCTTGTGGTAGAACACCGTAAGGTATCAACAGCTATGTTTGATGTAAAAAATCGTGTTTTGGTAATTCCAGTTTTAGACAATAACATCAATGCCTACACTTATGACCTTTTTGTTGGTCATGAGGTTGGCCATGCACTTTACACCCCCATAGATGGTATGTTCAAGGCTCGAGATGAAAAAGTAAACCCATCTATTCTTAATGTTGTAGAAGATTCTCGCATCGAGCGAAAAATCAAATACAAATATCCTGGCCTGTGTAATTCATTCGTTAAAGCGTACAAAGAACTTTATGCCAAAGATTTTTTTGGTACTAATGGTATTGATTTGAATGAAATGAATTTTATTGACCGCATCAACCTACATTGCAAGCTTGGTGTAGGACTTGGTATTAAATTTAATGCCGAAGAAAAATCCTTACTCAAGGAAGTAGAAACCACCCAAAATTACGATCAGGTTATTGATGTAACCAAACGCATTGTAGAATATATGAAACTACAAGAAGAAGAGCGTAAGTCTAAAATGTCTCCTGATGATGAACAGTACGAAGAAGATGAAGATGGCAATGATGGATTTAATTCTTGGGACGATTTAGATGATTATGAAGATGGCGAAGAAACCGAAAACGAAGAAGGTAATGTGCCATCCGATTCTAATGAAGGTGAAGAAAAATCCGAAGATGATGATGAGTTAATCAATGGTGATGATCGGTTTGACCACAAAAAAGTGGAAGAAGATAATGTTCGGTCATTTACTGATGAAGCTTACAAACAAAACGAAAAGAAACTTTTTGCTGAAAATGCAAAAAACTTACTCTATGGTAACATTCCCAAATTTGATATGAATAAAGGAATCGTATCATACAAAACTCTTTACAAGAGGTATAGAGAAACAATGGCCGGTTACAAAAGAGATGTTGATGACCACACTGATTATTTGAAAATGCGCCGTGAAACCAATAAGGTTGTTTCTTATTTGGTAAAAGAATTTGAACTAAGAAAAAATGCTGACCAGTTGAAACGTGCATCTACTGCCAAAACTGGTGATCTTGATATGAAGAAGATTTTTTCGTATCAGTTTAATGATGACATCTTTAAGAAGATTTCGGTTGTGCCTAATGGTAAATCTCATGGCTTAGTCATGTTCCTTGACTGGTCTGGTTCGATGTCAAACCACATTGAGAACACAGTAAAACAATTACTTTCACTGGTGATGTTTTGTAAGAAGGTAAATATTCCTTATGATGTGTATGCCTTTGCAACACCAGAATCGCATGATGCGCATGATTATACGATTACACCAAAAGAAGGTGATTTGGTTTCTAAAAACTTTTACTTGATGAATTTATTATCCAGTAAAATGACAGCTGGTGAATTTACCTTTGCGGCATCGTCATTGGTTAAAATGTCTTTGAACCCTCGATTTCTGCCGTATTGGATGATGATGGGTGGAACGCCATTGAACGAAGCAACAATTGCTGCTATGGAGATTGTACCACATTTTCAAAAACAATATAAATTACAAATCGTAAATACTGTGTTTCTAACTGATGGTGAAGGACACACAATTCGTAATGTTTATAGTAAAACGGATGATGGCCGCCTTACTACAAGAGGAGACACTTACGGTTATTCTCGGGAACAGTTTGGTATGGTGATTCGTGATCCAGTTACAAAACAACAAGAAACGATTGAGAATATATATAATTGTGCATCACATACTGCCGCTTATGTTAAGTTGTTGAAAGTTAAAACTGGTTGCAATGTTCTTGGTTTTTATGTAATTACTGGTCGTGAATTTGGTCGTAAGATGCATGATTTTTATCCTCGTACTGCAAATTATGATGTGATTAAATCAAACTTCCGTAAGAATAAGTATGCGGTTGTTAAGACTGCCGGATTTGATGAATATTATGTCTTGCGGTCCGAGGCATTAGATACAGAAGAAAATTCTAGTTTTGAAGTTAAAGAAAATGCCACCACTCGTGGCCTCGTTTCGGCTTTCAGTAAGTACACTGGTGGCCGTGTTGCTAACCGTGTAGTATTAAACAGATTCATAGGATTAATATCATGATTGATCAGATAGTAACTTTTTTTGGTGCCAGCGGACAGCGTATGGCCGAAATAGGATTCTTGGCGAGTTGTGTGGTTACACCTTTTTACATTGTGGACTTTATTGATAATACAACAGGATCACAATTAACTAAATTCTTTAATAGTGAAGAAGAAGCCGAAGAAGCTGCTAAGAAGTTTGCGTTTGAAGGAATAATAGAGGATATAAAATGACCGGCCTTGCGGAGCCTGAAGATTTCAGTCCAAAAAAAATTGCTGATGAATTGTTTGAAAGGTGTAAACAAGCAAAAGAATGGTTCGTATATTGTTACATCGAAGAATCGTGGATACCAAATGGTGCACCTTTACCATTCGATATGAGAATTGTTGATGGTATTGTTGGTTGCAGAGTTGTTTGTACCTCCTATTCGGAAGCACAAACAATCGTGGCCAATATTTTACCTGTGATTAAATTTATTAAAGATGATACATTATGATTCAAATGTATGAAAATGTTGTACCAGAAAATTTTTGTAATCACCTGATTCAGAAGTTTGAAAATGAAACCAACTTAGATAAAAAATTTGATGTCTTTGATCAATTAGAAATACAACATTGGAAAGAAGAAACGAGTATTTTGGTTGACGCTTGTAAAGAATTGTATGGACATTATAGTCAAGTTTTTGATCCTTTAGGCATGATGCCTAAGACTAGGAAAATTGAATCGGTTCGGTTGAAGCGGTACACACCAAACAAACATAGATTTCCCTTACACGTTGATGTTGGATACTCAGGCAATTGTAGTAGATATCTTGCCTTTTTAATATATCTAAATGACAACGAAGCAGGTACAAAGTTTTACTCCCTAAATGAAGAACATATGTTTGAAGCTAAAAGAGGCAATATACTTGTATTTCCTCCTACATGGTTTTTTCCACATGAAGGTCTAATGCCTACAAAAACAACCAAGTATATTGCTAGCACATATTTTCACTATATTTAAAATGATTATGAACGATAAACAAAAAGAAGCACTATTAATTCTACAAGAAGAATGTGCCGAAGTAATTCAAGCTGCATCCAAAGTATTTCGTTTTGGTACAGAATCTAGATGGCCAACCGAAGAATCGGGAACCACATTAGAAGAACTGCAAATGGAAGTTGGCCAAGTATTGGCGATGATTGATATTCTGACAGAACAATGCGTATTATCGGATACTGCAATCAACGCAGCAAGGCATTATAAAAAAGAAAAATTGAAAATTTGGTCGAGTATTTACAGCTGATGGACATTAGAGAACTATTACAACATTTAAAAAAAATTAGGTGTTGGACATTTACCAATACCATGGCTAGGAATTTATTAGATGAATTAATTGCCAGACTGGAGAACCAGTTACCAAAATAGTGTTGTACCAAAACAACACACCGGTTGACAACCTCCTTGGTTGTGTTACAATGGTACCCTAATTGAGAAGGAGTTTTATTATGAGCAAATTGAAAAGTTTAATTATTGATGTTATTGATGATTACTCCCGTGGTGACAGCGAATTTAAATTGGCTGAAAAATATGACCTATCGGTAGATGACATTATCAACATCATTGAACAATACTATAATATTTTGGATGAGGTAGTGTAATGACTAAATCTGGCGAAAAGCTTTTATCGATACTTCCTTTCGTTGAAGATTATCAAAGGCATATAGAAAGTAACTACGCTCAAAATGCCAGAAATTGTGAGTATTCTCGTGATCTAGGTTTCACCACAGGATTTGAGGCTGGCACAAAGTACATAAAGATTTTTCATTGGTATGATAATGGCAGTTCCTTGAAACAAAGAAGTTGCCACTCATTCGTTGATTATGAAGGTAACATATGGAAAGCGGCAAGTTGGAAAGCACCAGCCAAAAACTTTCCCCGTGGTAATGTCAAGACGAAAGATTACGGCACAATTAGGTGGACTGGTTGTTAATTGTATTATATTTTAATATTTAAAAAAGGATAGATAATGAATTTCAGTGAATTTAACTTACTCGGCATATCATTACAAGAATTAAACTTATTTTCGTTTATGCTTGGAATGACCTTTGCTTTCTTCAATCAAGGAGTATTCGGTAAGCATATTGGCAAATATGTTATATCATACTTTATGATACTCGCTCTGTGGTACGCTTTAAAGTATCATTTCGCACTTTAATAGAACACAATATGGATACAAAATCAGCAGTAATTATTCTTATGTGCTTAATCGCAATTGCGTCATACATTCAACATACGCACATCCTATGACACCAGAACAAATTAAACACCTAGAAGAACTGGTCAACAAAACGACCAAACGAGCACCGTCTTTTGCCATGATGCTAAATCATGTAATACAGATCGATAATCCACTTATTGTTGAAACTGGCTGTGCCAGACAAGAAAACAATTTCGAAGGTGATGGTATGTCGACCACCATCTTTGATACCTTTGTTGATTATCATGGTGGCGAGTTATACTCGGTAGATATTAATCCAGACAATGTTCGGTTTGCCGCGGCTACGGCAAAGAAAGCAAACATCATCTGTTCCGATTCGGTAAAGTTTCTACACCAACAATCCAAGGTATGGGTATCACAGAACCGAAAGATTGATTTACTGTATCTTGATTCGTTTGATTTTGATATGGCCAATCCACATCCATCCTCATTACACCACATCTTTGAACTGGTTGCGATTATGCCATGCCTTCAAGAAGGTACGATGATCTGTGTTGATGATAACTTTGACACCTTGGGTAAAGGTGGTTACGTGAAAGAGTTTATGGACTTAATCGGCCACGAAAGATTATATAACGGTTATCAATGGGTCTGGAAACTATGAGTTTCTTCTATACTGAACCGGTATATAAAGATCCAAATCAACTTGAATTAGAATTAAAACAATTCTGGCCACTTACTGAACAGATTACTTTAAAACTATCTTATGAAGGTTGCGATACCCAACCCAAGATCATTCAAAATGTTCCACTAGGAGATGGATTTGCATATAGTTGGGGTTCAGTAACGACCTCCACCATTACTCCACATCTCACCATCACTCCGATACATTCTGTTGGTGAACTCTCTATCGGAGGCATCCGTGTTGGCCTGGAAAAGAAACCAACATGGTTACAAACACAATTACACAAACTCTTAGGATTTAACTGGAAAGACAAATGACATTTACAACCGACTCCTCAGGCAAATGGGTACCAATCGAGGATGTGCTCAGATTAATGGAACGCATCAGAGAACTAGAACAACAGATATACGGATCGAAATAACGAAACGCAACACTAGACATACTAACTTGCTTTGGATAATACAATGACCTTTATTCTTTCCGGCGCTTCCGGGCTTTCCCTCCAATATCTACCATTTATCGCCACCTTTATTATCGTAATCTCTCTTTGAGCGTTTCAATACATTATTAAACAGACACACACATGACGAAAGAAACTATAGAAGAATTCTTAGCTCGTGGTGGAAACATCTCCACTAAGAAAGTAAAACCTAAACCTTCTTTCGAATTAAACGAACCTATAGATTATCCTGCGATTGGACGAAACAGGCCCACAATAGAAGAATACTATAATTCTCTATCACCCAAAAGAGATTTCTCCAATAAAGAGTTCGAAAATCAACTCCACGAATTTTATCAGTCTAAAGAATGGAAATCTATTCGAGAGACCGTTCGAACACAACTTACTCAAATGTGTCCGGTATGTGGATCAGAACATAATCTAGTTGTAGACCATATCAAACCAATCAGATACTTTTGGGAATTACGATTGGTTCTAAAGAACCTTCAATTATTATGTGGTGAATGTAATTTAGAAAAAGGATCTATTCCTAACTGGAACCTTTCATGGCACATTAGAAACAAAGAACATTTAAGTGAAGCTCGATTACTTATAGAGAGTAGTGTAAAAGAAAAAGAACGAAGGAAACTAGACAAAGGCGCTCACTCCAATCTAGAACATTGGGAGATAAAGGAATTTAAAAGGTGTTACACCAGTTACTCTCAACTTGCAAGAAATAAAAAACTCACACTCTTACCCAAACCGGAGTTTAGGAAGACTGTAGAGAATAACTTTCCATTCAACACTTGGAGTAACACCACCAAGATTAAACGATGGATCAAGGAAACCTTTAATGATACTGAATAAGAGAAACGCACAGACGGCTCGATGGGACCACGATAATAATAAGTGGTTAGTCGGTACTAGAGAATACCAATGGTACCACGAAAAGACCAAGGAGGAATCTCCGTGGATGAATTTAGATGATGCTTTAATATGGATAAAGGAACACGATGAAGGACGATAGAACATGAAAGTAAAGAAACTGATTAAGAAGATGTATGGTGCTATTCTGGCACACAATCTCAAAAGAGAAAAGAAACTGTATAAGAAACTTTTGAAGAAATCTCTCAAAGGCAAAAACACTACGGCCGTTCGGTAGCCACCAGAAAAAAATCTGGAATTTCGAAATCCTGAGGAAAGCTCCAGAAAATAAAAATTCGAGAAAAAGAGTTTGACCTGGAAACACGTTTTTTATTATTTGCTTAATATCTCGCACAGCATCGCCGCCTTTACACCATATAAGTCAATCCACATAAGTCGCCACCACACACATCCGAGCCGTACCACTCATAGTCTCCAAGAGTACTCCACACCACTCCCACCAAGACCACCAGTACAGTCCCACCCAGTCACGCCCAATCCCCACAAGGCTCCCACGCCCATTTTATACCATTCCCAGCCGTATCCCCTCTAAGGCCTCTCTGCGCCCACCGCTACTCCCAATAATAGTCCATCCATCCGGTCAAGTATTATCCATAACCGGATCAATCACTTACAAGCGCCAAATAAAGTGGTTGACATTTTTTGTGGTTCCTGTATACTAAGAGAATGAAAAATCGCTCAGAAAAAGACAATTTTATGAATTTAGATAATTTATCTATTATTGAATTAAAGCAGTTATTATCTAGAGTTAATCAAGATATTACTGCTATTAAGCGCAAAGAAAATGCTGCCAAAAAAGCTGCTAATAATACAGTATCAGAATTAGCAGAATGTAATATTATCGCTAAACGATTTACTGGCAAGATTATCCCTGCACCTATTCAAAATGCTAAGTTAATCGCTGACATTCAAATCCAAAAAGATATTCTAGAATTTCTGAATAATGGTGGCCGTATTATTACTGCTAAGCGTAGAAAATCAACCAAAGCATTTACTGTATCATTAACCAACCAAGTATCACTTTAATCTAAACTAAAAAGGAAATTATATGTTATTAATCGACAAAATCCAAGCATTATCATTAAAAGACAAGCGTGCATTAGTAAAAACAATCCGCTCCATTATCTCTGAGGAAGTAAAAGAGCAGAAGGTTTTAAAAGTATTTTCTAAAGTGGCAAAAGAAAATGCTAAGAAGGAAAAAGTATTAGCGCAGATTAAAGCTGCTGAAGAAAAGCTCGCTAAACTAAATGCTAAATTAGCTTAAACTGTTTATAGTAACCATTAGATAATAGTGGTTATTATTAAGTAGTTTAGTTTAAACCGCTTTATTTTGATTGAAATTTTTATTATAAAGGCATACTATGAAATTATTAAGCACAGGTAATCCCAAGACCTTAAAGGGAATGCAGCAGGGTTATAATACCTATATTCTACATTTAGCACCAGCAACATTATCTGGACATAATACTTGCCCAAAAGCAACCAAGGGCTGTATTAATGCTTGCTTGAATACTGCTGGTCGTGGTGGTATGTTTAAAAAGGGTGAGAATACCAATAATATTCAGAAAGCCCGTATCCGTAAAACTAAGTTATTCTATAATGACCGTGATACCTTTATGCACCTATTATATAAAGATATTACATTGGCGATTAAACAGTCAGCTAAACTAGGATTAACTCCAGTATTTCGTTTAAATGGTACCTCTGATATTAGCTGGGAAAAGTATCCAGTTACCATGGGTAATGTCACTTATTCTAATATATTTGCCGCTTTCGGTCATATTCAATTCTATGATTATACCAAGGTATTAGGTCGTAAAGTGAATAATATCCCCAATTATCACCTTACATTCTCTGCTGCCGATGGTAATGATAATGATGTAGATAATGCTATTCAGCAAGGTTATAATATTGCTGTAGTATTCAACCTAAAGAAAACATTACCAATGCCAGAGTATCATAGGTTCAATAATCAAGTAAGACCAGTATTCAATGGTGATGAAAGTGATTTACGCTTTCTTGATCCAGATAATCATATAGTAGGATTATATGCTAAAGGTAAGGCCAAGAAGGATATAAGTGGTTTCGTAAAGAATCCAAACTTTATTCCTATTCGATTGGCAGCATAACCTACTGATATTGTTTATTATAACCTTAGAGATGCTCTGAGGTTATGAGTAAGTGATAATAGTAAGTAATAGTAAGTAATGGTAAGTAATGGTAAGTAATGGTAAGTAATGGTAAGTAATGGTAAGGACGCTCAGGAAACCGTGCGGATTGTTATTGGATGATACGGAGGATGGCAATGTCAGACTAAGCTTCGTTTGGTATTCATATCCAGCGACTGGTTCCACGACTGTCCCACTTTTTGACACTTTTTCACACATTTTATAGGAATTATTATGCAATTAAGTAAACAAGATTATCTGGATATTATCCAAAAGGCACAGGATTGTCTTTGTGACGTATACTCTGTTTATCCAGATAAGAATGATTTGGACGATATGGATTCACCAGTATCTTATATTCTCAATGCGATTGGTGATATTCAGAAGGCAGTTAATCTAATATCAGATGAAATTGAAAAGGAATCAGTATGAATAATGAAAGGGGTTTGATTTTAATTCGATTAGAATTGATAGCCGATGATTATGATTTACACGATTATATCCGTTCTAGTATTGAAAAGACAGGCCATAAATTTGTTAAAGATTTATCTCCCGTTGAATTACTGAATTTATATGATTCCGTTTTATGTAAAATTTACCAATAAAGGAGTATTATGTCTAGTATAAAGCGTTATATGGAAGATTTTAACTATTATTTCGATAATAACCATGGTGATGTGGTAATTGGTAATTATACATTCTCGGCTGCTGATGTATTAAGGGAGTTTGATCCTATTGCATATAATCAGGAGTTTAATGAGTGGTTGAATATACAGGAGGCAGTATGAAACCAGTATTTACTTGTGGTGGTGATGTATTTGAATCGATAGAATTGGCAATACAATATGCCAATCATGTTTATATGACCCAAGGCATTATCCTTGGTATTGAGAAGGTGGAATAATATGGATTTATTTGAATTAATTGATGAAGTGACAGAAATTACCGATAATTATGTTGGTCAAATGTGGCATGTACCAGCGAGTGAATTAGGCCTTGACCAACGGTGTGGTAAGTTATTTGCCAATGCAGATTGTATTGCCGTATATAAAGATAATGACCGTAGTTTACAGTATTATGGTGGTTTTGAATATATTGATAAAGAATTCCGCCATGAAATGGGTGATTATGTATTCTATTCAGTAGAGGATAATCGAGTCTGTGGTCATTTAGTAACTTATTTGAATAAAGTGGAGGCAGTATAATGGTTAGAGTTAAAATAGAATTGACTGAGCAGCAATTAGATAATCTGGTTGATGTGCTGGAGTATGTAAGTAGTTGCGAACATGAGAATTATGTGGAGCACTTGGAAGAAGGGTATAATGGTAATAACCATGTTTATGCCAAGGCGGTAGAGTTAATGAATTTATCATGGAGTAAAGTTTGAATAGTGTATTAAAGTGGTCGGCCACCGTTATTACCTTAATCGGTGCAGTATTAACGGCGGCCAATTTATATCCCTATAATATCTACGCATTTAATATCGGTTGTATATTATGGATAGTATGGGGTTATAGAATCAGAGAAAATTGTATTATATTGGTTAATTCCGTCTTATTGGCCATATATCTGGTTGGTGCGTTGTTTTGATACAACACTTTTCCATGTATCGGCCAAGTATTGTTATCGGATTGTGCCAATTTGATTGTGGTACAGTCCAATACCTGTATAATGGTAATATTAATTGATTAGGAGAATATATGTTGAAATTTGAAGGAACTGCTACTGTTGGTGATATTATCAGAGCGTATGATTTCCGTCCAATGGCCGGTAGAGATGATTGTTTCATCGAGGGCGTGGTCGAGCAGGCCAATTGTAATGAACCTGGTTTTAATTGTTTTAAGGTTACGGTGACTGCCGATAAGTTTAAAAAATACGAAACTAAACCTAATCCTCGTAATCGTGTAGGACAAATTGTATTTGTTCCACACCAAACCAGTTTTATGGAATTTGATTTTCGTGTAATTAATTTAAGTAAGTGAGTGGACATTAATGAGTAGAAAAATCGATCATTTTATTGCAGAGTTAATTGCCGAAGATATGGCAGATATCAGTAAAATGAAAAAGACTGAATTAAAAGGTTTAGTGCGGGAGCTTTTAGAGAATAACTACCGTGAATTGACCAATGAAACGATTGTTGAATTATATGAAAAGAATTTTAATACCGTTGGGTTATAATTAAGGAATAGTATGAAATTAGATTATAAACAAAAAGAAGATATTATGAAATTGGTGTTCGCCAAGTGGCAATCACCAGCAGGTTTTCAGTCAACCTACAAAGGTGTACCAATGGACAATTATGAAGGTATCAAGCAGTTTATTGATTTTACCAAGTATTATGTAATGTTCCGTGGTCCTCGACCTGAACCTGGTTTCAAAGGTTCTACTCGTAAGCGTAATGCCAAGGCATTTGATGTGTATATGAGAAGTGCTCGTGATACCAGTAGGTTGCGTATTGAGAATGAAGCATTTCGGCGTGGTGTTAATTGGGCAAATAATAGGAGTCATTAATGGACAATAATCATTTAGAAAGCTTGAGTGTGGATGAATTGCAGAGTTATCTGTCCGATTTCCATAAAGATTATTATGGTTTCCGTCCTCGCCATTACAGTAATGAGGATTGGAACAATAAACAATTCTTAATTGGTTGTATTGATAGTATCCATGATGATATGGACAATATGAAGAAAACACCAGAAGGCCGTGAACAGTTGCGTGCTGAAGGTTGGGTAATTGACGAAAGTGAGTTTGTATGACAAATAATGAATTGATTGAAAAGTTAAACAAGGCACAATCATTGCTTTCTGATGTATACCATTGGGCAGATGCCAAAGGTGCTGGTGAATTGAAGGTAAATGCTCATGTTGCATCTTTAATGAGTTGCGCTGATGATTGTATTAATGAAACGGTAGATTATTTAACAGGTGTGAATGATGAATAGTGTATATGTGGTGAGTTCTACTTACCAAAATGAATTTGAGATGAATCCTAGCGTATTGATTTTGCGTGCCTTTACTGACCGTGAGAAAGCTGAATTATGGATTGATTCTGAAATTAAACGAGATCCGGGATTTAATGAGGATTATGATGGTTATGAAATTCAAGAGGTTACAGTATATGAATAAATGGGATTTTGTGATTAAAGAATTAAAATCACTTCAAAAAGGTTTTGAGGACCATCAGGCAATCACAGAATTGTTTGTGGAACAAAAGCTGTTGTATGGTTATAAAATTGTTGATAGAATGGTGCATGAAGGATAAATAGGTATAGGCCACGGGATTGCCGTCCCTGCCTATTCTAACACTATAACGGAGTGCCAGCAATGTCTATTTATTCTATCTATAAAGCAACCAACATAATCAATGGTAAATCTTATATTGGTTTCACTAGTAAAGAATTATCCGTAAGAATTAAACAGCACCAACAATTAAGACATGATAATAGGTTTCATAATGCCATACGAAAGCATGGTTGGAATAATTTTGAATGGGAATGTATATACCAATCAAAAGATGGAGTCTATACTTTAAACGAAATGGAACCCTATTTCATTATTGAATATAATAGTTACAAAAATGGTTATAATGGTACTAGAGGTGGTGATGGTGCTTTTGGTCGTAAGCATACCGAAGAAACTAAACGGAAAATAAGTGAAGCAAGTAAAAGAAATTCCTATTCAAAAGGACGAGTATTATCCGAAGAAACTAAACGGAAAATGTCCGAAGCAAAGAAGGGTAAGGTATTTTCTGAAGAACATAAAAGGAAAATATCTGTAACAAATAAGGGTAAAGTATTATCTGAAGAAACTAAAAGTAAACAGTCTGAAGCAAAGAAGGGTAAAGTATTATCCGAAGAAACTAAAAGGAAAATATCTGTAACAAATAAGGGTAGGGTATTATCTGAAGAAACTAAACGGAAAATGTCAGAAGCAAAAAAGTGGAAATGTAAATTTGATATGGAGAAATTAATATGATGCAAGCAGGAACTTGGTATATCGGAGATTTGTGCTATGTAATGCACGATGAATGGGACGAAGTGTGCTCATTGATGTTTGCTGGCCGTGATGACCATGGATGCAATCAAGGTGAATTCAATCTATCGGATGGTCGTAGGTTTGCTGTGTATAATACCGCATATGGTGATGGCACCTACGAAGATCAGAATGGCCGTAGTTATGGTGTAGATTCTGGTTCGATTGGTTGTATTCTATTGAGTGATATTGATGTAAACCATCCAGATAATTTTGTTGGTGATGGCCAAACAATTACATTCAATCAGGATTTTTATACTGGTTACCAAGATGGAAAGATTATGTTCCATAATGTAAGTATTGATACCGATCCACAATATGAATTTGAAGAAGAAGATGAGTATTAATAAAATACGAAGCACACAACCAGCCAAAGGCGTAAAAGGCTTTATTATACGAGTTCTTGATAGTTATGTGTTTCGTGTATATAATGAGGACTTTACTTTTGTTGATTATGATATTTTACACTATGATTTAGAAATACAAATTTTAGAAAAAGATGCCATGTTGTATCGTAGTGAGTTTGGCAATTACCTTGATTATCCACCAATTGATGAAAGTAAGTAAATGACAATTAGATATTCAACCAATTGGATGGGTGTAGCCAGTATGCAATGGTATAGAGACCGTGGCCTTATCAAAAGAGTTACTAAAACATTAACAGAAGATTCTACATTAACTGGCAGAAAAGCTGGGGAATCATTTGAGTATGATGAGGTGATCCAAGGTTATTCGTGTGGTCGTATTGATTGCCGTGGTGATGACCTTGGTCCTTTTGGTGCTGAGCTCGGTGTTGATCCTATGAAAGATGAATCGTGGGCTCGATTTGGTAAATGGTTGAATACATTTGAAACTGATTTTGTGTGGACATTGGATCAATTGGTTGAATTGTATGAAAGAGCAAATCCAAAAATAGAATGGTGGGTAGAGAAATGATTTGTGAATTTTGTAACACTAAATTGGTAACTTTCAAATATGTTGGTTACTATGATACCATTTATGGATGGAAATGTGCTTGTGAAGAATTACCTAAACAGGAAGATTCAAAGGCAATTACCGGTTCATGGGCATATGGCCATGATTGGGAAGATGAGGAAGAAGATGAGTATATCAGCATATAAAGAAGTAACAGAATGGGACAATTCAGAGTTCGTGGTGCCTAATCATACATACTTATTTGATGGTAAGTCCAATATTCTGGCATATGCCAAGGCGAGCAATAATGAGCTGGTGATAATGAATAAACCAATGAAGATTGATACCCGTAGGCGTAAGTTTGAGAAGGTCAAACACAAAGCACTGGATGCGTATGGTGCTACCATCGTGTTGGCACCTCCGCCTGTTGCAAACAATATTAATATATTCATGGTCAAGTCAGATTCAGGCAAAGAATATACAGTAGAAAAGATTGATAATAAGTATACTTGTAACTGTATTGGATTTTCATACAGAGGATCCTGTAAGCATACTAAACAAATTAAAGAGTCACAAGAAAAATGAACACAAATAAACTAACTGGTTTGTTGGAAACAAACAATAAAGCAACCCTCGCAAAACGAAAGAAATACATGACAAGAAATAAAATTTTTATTGCAGTTCTACTCACCTTCTCGGCTGCTGCATCTACTGACATATACGGTAGTGACATTATCAATAACGAACTCCGGCTAACAATGACTAACAATGAGAATATTGGTCAACTGGTTAACAACGGACCTCTTGGTGATATAGAATTTCTGACCAACTCCGGCACCATTGGTACTTTAAACAATAGTGGCGGAATATGGCGAACTCAAAATGAGGGCACCATTGGTACTTTAGACAATACTGGCCAAATAGGACAACCCGGCGACCGTGGCCGAGAGGAAAACACATTCTACAACCAAGGTCAGATTAATACCATTAACAACTCTGGCATTATTGCTGCCATAGACAACACCGGCAGCATTGATACTATAACCAACCATGCCGACCGTGCAAGCACACAGGAATTTTGGGCCTTGTTCAACACCGAGGGTCGTGTTGACACAATTAACAACTTAGGTTATTTTGATAAACTAGAAAACTACAGCACCATTGGTACAATAAACAACTCCGGTTATAACGACTCCATTAAGAATTGGGGTAACATTGATACAATAACCAACTCGGGTACCATTGATACAATAACCAACTCCGGCAATATCTTGCAGACCGACAACTCGGGCACTATTAATGAAATGACCAACTCCGGTTATAACGACACTATTACGAACTCGGGTACTATTTACACATTACGCAATGAATCCACCGGTGGAATTGCCACAATCAACAACACCAACTCCGGCACCATTGACACACTAAACAACTTTGGCACCATTGTCACAATAAACAACTCCGGTGTTATTAATACATTAAACCTAGCCGATGCCAGCATAATTGGACAGATCAGCAATAGTGGTATTATTACCACACTAAACAATAGTAGCTTTACGACTGTAAATTTAAATGGAGCATTGCCTACTAATTACAATGTGTTAATTAATGGAGACCGATACGGTGTATTGGTGGTTACCAACGCCAATGGCCAGATGGCTTTTGGTGTGCTGACACAATCATCATTGACACCAGGAAAAACATACATCGCCATTTTGCAAGGTGTTACTGCCGAACAAATCCAGTCAGAATACTACGGCACGATCCGTGGGGTTTCTTGGGAATTAAGACAACAGGACGGTACCGCTGACAAATGGGACTTGGTTGCATCTGCTGAACCTGAACCCGAAGGTTCTACTCCTCCACCTGTAGGTCCAAGGCCGCCACCTGTAGCAGCTGCTACACCTACTATTACGCCTATCACCATCTTTGATGGTACCGTTACCAATAATTCTTATAATTCGTATACCAACGATCAGTATGTTGATCAACTGGTCAACGGACCTGTTGGTGAAATGGAGGAGGTGATCAACACCGGCATGATTGGCACCTTAAGCAATAGTGGCTTAATCTATGAAGTTCAAAATGATGGTAACATTGGTACTATAAACAATAGCAGTAGTGGCCACGTGCACGGAGTTTTTAACCGGAACCAGATTGATACCATTAACAACTCCGGCAAGATTGGTGAGTTAAACAACAACGGCAACATTGGTACTGTGACCAACAATGCAGGTGCGGAAATCAGGGACCTTAAAAATCATGCAGGCAATATTGACACAATTAACAACTTAGGTAAAATTGAGTCCATAGAAAGTAACAGCAACATTACCGAATTAAACAATACCGGCCGGATAGATAGCATTGACAACCTCGGCAATATTACTAATTTAAACAACTCCGGCAGCATGGGCACAGTAACCAACTCAGGAGGCATCAACGTTGTGACCAATGCTGTTGGCCAACAAATCAATGTTAGATTGGAAAACTCCGGTAATGTCAACCTTATTGACAACTACGGCAATTTTGCTGAGTTAAAAAACACCGGTGAAGTAGGGAATGTTAACAACTTAGGTAGTATTCCTTCCATAAAAAACTACGGCACCATTGGCACAATAACCAACTCCAAACTGATCAACGATATGAAAAATTATGTTGGTGGTCAAATTGGTGCGTTGACCAATTCCGATAAGGTCAACCTTTTTGAGAACTTCGGCGACATTGGTGGCATTCGGAACGAATCTGGTGGACAGATCGTTGGAATAAGAAACTCAGGACAAATAGGATCCGGCCCCCAATACGGGGAATTGTACAATGCCGGAACAATTGCACAGATAAACAATACCGGCAATATACTGCGTATTGACAACTGGAGCACTATCACTAATTTAACCAACACCGGTCAAATAGAGAAAATTGACAACCAAGGTTTTTTTAATGTCATAAACAACTCTGGCACCATTAACTTATTAAACCTAAACGATGCAAGCACCATTGGCAGCCAGATCAGCAATAGTGGTATTATTACCACACTAAACAATAGTAGCTTTGCAAACGTAAAGTTCAATAGAGTATTGCCAACCAATTACAACGTATTGATCAACGGAGAACGATATGGTGTATTGGTGGTTACCAACGCTAGTGGTCAAATGGCTTTTGGTGTATTGGCACAATCATCATTGACACCAGGGAGAACATATGTTGCTATTTTGCAAGGTGTCAGCGGTACTCAAATCAATACTATGTCAGGTACGACCAATGGCATCGATTGGGAATTAAGACAACAAGGTGGTTCTCCTAGAAGATGGGACTTGGTTGCATCTACACCTGCACCTACACCAGCACCTGTAGAGCCAACACCTACTCCTGCACCTGTAGTACCTACACCGGCACCTGTAGAACCAACACCTACTCCTGCACCTGTAGTACCTACACCGGCACCTACTCCTGCACCTGTAGTACCTACACCGGCTCCTACTCCTGCACCTGTAGAACCAACACCGGTACCTACACCAACACCGGT